ATTAAAGAAAATGCGATAGATTGGGTAGTAGAATATAAAGATGAAAAATATATTGATAAACACAATATATTTGCCGCTAATTATACAGCTATGCACGAAGCAGTAAATAAATTATTAGTAAAACCAGACCATTTATTGGTAGATGGTAATTATTTCAAACCTTGTATGTATAATGATGATGACTATATATCATATACAACAGTTGTAAAGGGTGATAATAAATATACACCTATAGCTGCAGCATCTATATTGGCAAAAGTATCAAGAGATAAATACATAGAAGAAATGTGTGAAAAATATCCATTATTAGATGAATATTATGATATTAAATCAAATAAGGGTTATGGTTCAAAAAAACATATGGAAGGTATAAAAAAATATGGTATTAGTCCTTGGCACAGGAAATCGTTTGGAATTTGCGCAACATCCAAAATAAATAAAAATTTTGAATAATTTGAAAATAAAATATAATTAAATTAAAATGAAAAATGATTTTCTTTTAGAATCCGGACAAAAATTCATTTCAAATGTTTTAGGGGGTGCGGGAGCAATTTGGGGTTCTTCTGAAGTAATTTTTTTAAGAAATCAAAATAATAGACCATTATGGAGAGGAATTGCAGGTGGTACAGGTATTGTTTTTTTTGGCTTATATTTAAAAGAAAGAATAACTGAATATGAAAAATTACAAGAAAATAAAGAAAATGAATAAGATAATTAATATAAATATAAAAGACATATAAAATTTATGAAAGTAATACCTTTAATAGGTATATTACATTTTTTTGGACCATTAATATTTTATAAATCAAGGAGAGCAACACTAATTTTTATAAATGGTTTAATATATCATTCATTAGATGTGAGTGATATAAACAATAAAATAAATACAAGTTTTGTTAATTTTTTGAAATATTATGATATTTTTTCGAATATGAGTATGACATTATATACAATTTACTATTATCCATTTACTTTAAAATATGCAATATTAGGTACTTTATTCTACATATTAGAAGTAATATGTGTAAAATATACAAACTTACCTTATTATCATACAGATATTTTTCATCTTTTTGTACATGCTACATTAGCATATGCTCTATCATTAACCCTATAAAATAATAACTTAAAAATAAAAGACATATAAAATTTATGAAAGTAATACCTTTAATAGGTATATTACATTTTTTTGGACCATTAATATTTTATAAATCAAAAAGAGCGATGTTAATTTTTATAAATGGATTAATATATCATTCATTAGATGTGAGTGATATAGGTAATCAAAAAAATTTACCTTTTGTTAATTTTTTAAAATATTATGATATATTTACAAATTTTATAATTACATTACATGGTCTTTATTATTATCCATTTACTTTAAAATATGCAATAATAGGTCTTCTAATTTATATTATTGAAGTATTGTGTGTAAAATATACAAATATACCTTATTATTATACTGATATTTTTCATCTTATTTTTCATATAATAGCAGCTTATTCCTTAATACTAACATTATAAAATTGAATATTATATTAAATACAATATATTTAATTATAATAATATGAATATGGAAGATAATGGATATAAATATTTATTTGGCTATTATTCGGATGAAGAAAAAGTATGGTATATTCAACCACGAAGATTTGTTCTTTTAAAAGATAAAAATAAAAATATAATTCTTGGACAATTTATACAATCAAATTGGTTTAATAAAATTTATATTAGAAATAAATCTGCTATCTTTGTGGTACTTAAAGTTGAAAAAGAAATTTCGAGTCAAACAATAGAAAAAGATATGAATGGTTTAAAAAACCCATTTCCAACTTTATATGATGTACCTCCATATGTATCAAGATATTCTTATTTTAATTTACCATGGCAATTAATGAATCAATGTGCTGAAGTACTAAAAGAAAAAGATGCATTTAATTTTACAATAAGAGCATTTAATAATCCATATGATAAATTAATTTTAAGTGTTAGAAATCCTATTGATGATATATTAACTAATATGCGTAATAGTGTAAATAATTTTGATGGTATTGATGATGAAAATCAAAAAATTATGATTACACTACCAAGTTTTGAAATTCCAATCCATTAAATAATATAAAAATTGAATTTAAAAAAATTTTTATATTAATAAGTAATAGCAAAATGCGATTTATAGTCTATGACACAGAAACTACTGGGTTGCCAAAATATAGAAAAGCACCCCCTTCAAAAAGTAATTTGTATCCTTACATTTGTCAAATGAGTTGGCTTGTATATGATGATAAAACTGAAAAATTACATACAAGAGATTATATAATTAAATTACCAGAGGGTGTAACTATTCCCGAAGAATGTACAAAGATTCACGGAATTACAAATGAAAAAATGATGGCAGAGGGAGTTGAAATAAGTAAAGTATTAGATGAATTTACAAGAGATTGGATGAAATGTCATATATTAGTGGCACATAATATAGATTTTGATAATCGAATTATTCAAGCTGAATATCACAGAAATCAACCAATTAATTGGTTAGGAAGACACCGAAAGATTGAATACTGTACTATGTTATATGGAAAAAAATTTACAAATATTCAAGTTCCAAGTAAATTTAATTCTGGAACATATCAAAAACCTCCAAAACTAATTGAACTTCATAAAGAATTATTTAAAACAGAACCATCAAATTTGCACAATTCACTGATTGATGTATTAGCTTGCTTCAGATGTTTCTATAAAATGGTATATAATGAAGATATTGTAAATGAAACAAAACATAAGGAATTTTATAATTATTATAATGAAAAATGTGGTCTTTGAAAACTTCACACAATATAGAAAGTTATAATCATATAGAATATGATTATAATTTTTTTTATTTTTTTTAAAGGTAAAGGTAAATTTCTCTCCAAAAATATTTTAAGGGAGTAAATTTCAAGAGTAAAAAATAAAATATCATTGAGGTTTTAATAATATTATATGGATGTTTATGGAAGTTATCTTTTTCTACGTGATTTTTTTCTTTTCTTTTTCTTTTTTTTACTTTTTGTTTTTCGTCTGCCGCCACCATCAGGACTAACACCTGCTCTACCTGATTTTCGTTTTGCATACACAGTCTTACCCTTTCCATATTCATTTCCTTCATATAATATATTCTCTTCCTTCTCACCATCTTTTTGATGTAGAAATGTTAATTTAAAGTAACCTTCTTGATGAGCAGGCATTTTTTCAAATAAAACATTAGTCATATTGATTGACATTGGTGCGTTGTTATCGTCATTTACAAAATCCTCACTAAATGTAACATCATATGTTTTTCCATCCACGAGTTCTTTAAATGGTATAGGTTCTTCGTCATCGCCACCTTTTTGTTTTCTTCTTCTTCGTGATTTTTTTCTTTTATTTTTTTTACTTTTCTTTTTTTTAGTTTTTCGTCTTCCACCCATACGTTTTGTTTTTATTCTATCACTATAAAATTTTGCTGTTCTTGTGTTTTTCATAGGAGCTATAGTAATAAGAAAATTATCGAAACCTTTTTGACAATGGTCAGCACTAACCATATCACCAACTTCCATATGTACTTCATTTAATGGAATACTTTGTGCATAAGATGTCCAATCTGGAATAATATCTGTCCAACCTTTGATTCTTTTTGGAGGAATATGCCATCTAACTTTATCAGCAGATGCAATTGGTGTTATATTAATTTTATGAACATGAAACAAAAAATATTTTTTTTTAGAGTTTAAGATAGAAAGTAATTGAGTACGTAAAAAAAGACCATCATGAATATTTAATGCCTTACCATTTATAAATTGATATCTTTCTCTATTTTCTTTATCAAATACAATATCATCCTCAGTAATATCAAGTGATTCATTAATAGTATCACTGCATTGATATTTAGTGTGATTAAAATAATTATTAGTTGTAAGTAAATTTTTTAAATAATCTTTTGGGATTGATACAGCATTATAAGGTTTTGTATCACGTTGTAGTATAATATTATCTTGAGGGTCACCGTCTTCGTCCTTATCCTTTAATAGTTCTGTTATTGGTGTGTCACCTAGATACACATCATATGCTTTTCTGGGTTTATTTGTTTTGTTTTTTTTATTATATTCAAATAATAGATATTTTGCCGCAGGTTGACGAGAGGGATGATTTCTTTGAGCTTTTTGTATTTTTTTTTTCAGTTCAAACGCTTCACTCACTTTGTGCATCATAGCTGGAGGATTTGCTAAGATTCTCGTCATCATAGGCTGAGCGGCTAAGGAAGAAGGAAGAGGAGGAGGATGAGGTGGAAATCTTTCACTTTGATAAAATTGAGCCAAATTCCTCCGCGTCTGTGAATTTTGAGCATCAGCGTCGGCAAGTCTTTGAGCTCTTTCTCTTGGTGTCTCAGGAACGCGACCCATAAAAGTATTCAACGCACGAACAGCTCTCTCTCTTTCCGCTCTTGGGTCAACAAGTGTTCTATATGAGTCTGCACGGCGCACTGGGACCCTATTGTTTCTTTCTCTGGCCAATCTGATTGCTTGTATGCGCTCTTGCATAGCGCCTCGGGGAGGCCTCCCCCTTCTCCTCACCTGCTCACCGCTTGATAGTCCTTCAGGAGAGGAGGGCTCGGAGGGAATAGAGGATTGTGAATTAGTAACAGGTTGTGTTAATTCAAATGCAGGATCATCCTTTGATTCTTGGGAACCAGTTTCTATTTTTCCTTCCTGAGATGAAAGTATTCTTGCCTGAGACATAGGAGAACTATTAGTAAAACCAGGAGAAGAAAACGGACTTAGAGGAGGACTATCGGGAGGATTTACTCTTATCTCATCGTTACAAGAGCTACATGTAGCTATAGTTTGTCCTGAGCCTACATCTGTTCTATACATAAACATCGCATTTTGTTGACCACATAAAGGGCAATTTCTTAATCTTCTATCAACCATAATTAATATATATATATTATCTATATTAATTATTTCTTGCGTCTTTTGGTTTTACTAAAAGAAGATTTTCTTCTTCGTTTAGATTTTCTTCGTCGTTTAGATTTTCTTCGTTTAGTTTTTCTTCTTCTTCGTTTAGTTTTTCTTCTTTTACCTCCTTTGCTCCAACTCGAATTTCGTCTTAGTTCGTGCGCAACCCATTCTGCTGGTCCCTTTTTATTACTTGTATGACCGTGGTCATCAAACCCATCTGGATCATCCAAGTTTTCCTCAGCAGCATATGTTCCTGGAGGTATTAAAGGTCGAATTGGATATAATAATTCTTTTTTACGTTGGCTCTTAGTATCACGGGGCAACCCTTTTGCTAAGTTTCGTGCTCTTACTCCCCTCTGTACAGCTTGCAATTTAGTTGCTGCATTATGTTGTCTTTTTCTTCTTTCTCTTCTTCGTCTTTCTTCAGCTTCAATTCTCGCCCTCCTATCCAGACCCGTAGGAGTGATTGGTATTGGTATTGGAGGTGATGACCTCCCTCGTCTCATCGAATCAGCATACTCCTCAAAACTAAAGCCAGGAGGTAAATTAGGGTCCGATGATGAGGATAATGATGATAGTGATGAATACGAACGTATAGTAGATTTGGACTCAGCTGATGGATTAGGTAACGGTTTTAAAATTTTTGAATTAGATTTTTTTTGTTTTTTTTTGGTTTTTTTGGTTGAAGCTTGTCCTCCGCCTATTTTCATATATATATATAAAATATATATATAAAAAAATGATTAATTTGTTTATAAATTATGAACCGCACATTAAACAATCTTCTTCATCATCTTCTAAATTATTATTTTTATCAGGTTCAATAGTAAATTGTTGAGGAGCAGCCTTAGCCTTTGTCCTTAAATAATAAATGCCTGTTTTCAATCCTTTTTTCCAAGCATAAAAATGCATAGCAGTTAATTTATTATATGTAGGTTCTTTCATCCAAAGATTAGTGCTTTGACTTTGACAAATAAACGCACCTCTATCAGCAGCCATTTCTAAAATATGTTTCATAGGAATTTCCCATACAATTTTATATTTTTCCTTTAATGCTTTTGGAATTCCTACAACATCCTGAACAGAACCACTATGTTTGATAATTTGATTTTTAATACTATCAGTCCATAAACCTAATTCAATTAACTCTTTTAATAAAAATTTATTAATACAAACAAATTCTCCAGCGATAGTTCTTCTTACATAAATATTACTTGTAAAAGGTTCAAAACATTCATTATTCCCAAGAATTTGACTGGTAGAAGCGGTGGGCATAGGAGCAAGCAATAAAGAATTTCTTATACCGTGTGTTTTAATATTATTTTTGAGAAGATTCCAATCATATCTATCAGTTGGTGTGACATTCCACATATCAAATTGTAAGATACCTTGACTGGCAGGAGAACCTTGAAAGGTAGAATAAGGTTCTTTTTCCTTAGCTATTTCCATACTCATTTCTAAGGCAGCATGATACATAGTTTCAAAAACAAGTTTATTAATATTTTTAGCATCATCTGAATGAAAAGGAATATCCATCATAGCCAATGCATCAGCAAGTCCTTGAACACCAATACCTATAGGTCTATGGCGCATATTAGATCTTTTGGTTTTATCAGTAGGATAAAAATTAATATCAATAACATTATTAAGATTATTTGTAACAACCTTAGTTACTTTATGAAGTAGTTCATAATCAAATGTATTTCTTAATAAATTAAGAGTAGCGGAATATCCTCCAATTAGTTTATCGCCGTGATATAATATTGGAAGTGTTTCAATATTATGAGTTTTTTTAAATTCGTCAAAATCATCTACATTTATATTAATTTGTTTAAATTCAATAGATTTACGTTTAAGTAAAGCTTTAAGTAAATCACACCATTTGCAGTCATTTTTAGTATAAATAGTAATTTCATCTGTGAAAGGAGATTTAGTATCCTTAACAAATTTACTAAGAGCAATAGAAGCTAAATTACAAACAGCAGTTTCATTATCATCACTATATTCAATAATTTCAGTACATAAATTACTTGATTTAATAGTTCCAATATTTTTTTGATTAGATTTTTTATTACAAGCATCTTTATAAAGCATATAAGGAGTTCCAGTTTCAATTTGACTGTCAAGAATTTTAAACCATAAATCTCTGGCTTTCATTGTTTTATTTCCTTTTCCTTCTTTTTCATATTTTTGGTATAGTGTATCAAATTCATCTCCATATACATCACTAAGTCCTGGACATTTATCTGGACACATAAGAGTCCAATCCCCATTTTCGCTAATTCTTTTCATAAAAAGGTCAGGTATCCATAAAGCGTAAAATAGGTCTCTTGCTCTGGCTTCTTCATCTCCATGATTTTTCTTCATTTCAAGAAATTCTTCTATATCACCGTGCCAAGGTTCAAGATAAATAGCAAATGAACCGGCTCTTTTTCCGCCCCCTTGATCAACATATCTTGCAGTATTATTAAATACTCTTAACATAGGAACAATACCATTGGAAGTTCCATTTGTTCCACGAATATGAGAGCCAGCGCATCTGATATTATGAATATGTAATCCAATACCTCCAGCCCATTTAGAAATAGCGGCACAGTCTCCCAGAGTATTGTAAATTCCTCGGATACTATCACTTTCCATAGCAATTAAATAACAAGAACTTAATTGTGGTCTGGGAGTACCAGCATTAAAAAGAGTAGGAGTAGCATGAGTAAAATATTTTTGACTCATAAAATCATATGTTTCTTTTACTTTATCAATTTGTCCATTATGAATACAAATAGCAACTCTCATCCACATATGTTGAGGTCGTTCAATAATTTTACCATTTATTTTTAATAAGTAAGCTCTTTCAAGTGTTTTAAATCCAAAATAATCAATAAGATAATCTCTTTTATAATCAATCATATTTTCATATTCAGTATGATTTTTTCTAATAAGTTCAATTTGATTATCAGATAAAATAGAACTTTGATTTTCATGAATATCTTTAAATTGATATAATTTTTCACATATTTGTAAGAAATTTCCATCTGTATTTTTATGACAATTTGAAATTAAAATTTTACTTGCTAATATTCCATAATCAGGATGTGTAGTAGCTAATGAAGCGCATTGTTGTGCAGTTAATTCGTCAATAAGTGTTGTAGGAATTTCATCATAAAGTCTATCAATAATTTTTTTAGTTAATGAAGTAAAATTAATACTTAAACCATCTCCTAAACTTTTAACTCTATTTAAAATTTTATCAAATGAGATGCTTTCTTTGGTTCCATTACGTTTAGTGACAGTATCTTCTTGATGCATAATATGTATTATAATATTGTTATAATATTTTAAATAGTTTGTTTGAAATATTATAATTAAGTTAATTAATTATAATATAATATTATTTTATAATGAATATTTTAAATATATTAATAAGTGTGGGTATGATTTTAGGTGTATTTTTTGTAATATCGGGACATAAAGAGGATTTTACGGTAATGAATTTAGAAACTAAACTAAATCCGCAAAAAATAGAAAATCCTGTTAATTTTAAATTAAATAAAGAAATAAGTAAGCCAAAAAAAGATTGTAATCCAGGATTTGATTGTAGAAGAGTAGGATTTTACTGTTCATTGATAGGTTAATCATCTGGAAAATCAAATGATTCAGTTCTTACTTTAATAACAATATTTTGTTGCTTATCTATTTTAGGACTTATATTAGAATCCATAAATAATATTTTAGTATCTGTTTTTAATTTAGATAATGAGTTAGGTGTTAATTTTTTTTTGGTTTTTGTTCTTTTTTTTGGTTTTCTATGTTCAAATCCAGTTTCTCTTTCTTTTAAAATAGTATCCCAAAGTTCTTTAAATTCTGGATAAACAGCTTTAAACCATTTTTTATTTCTTGGAACCAGAACACACGAATAATCTTCTAAATACCAATAACAGTTAGTAACCCAAGTCATATGTGAATTTTTTTCCATAATATCATCATACCATTTATCAAATTCTTGTTTTGAAATATCTACCGGGGAATATTCATAATATGGTTTTTCATTATAATAAAATTGTACAATAATTCCTTTACGTTTTCCATTAGCAGTTCTTGTAAATGTATTACCATCATTATTAAAAGCTTCTTCGTTTTCGTAATCTTTATAAACAGTTTCTAAGAAATCACATTCATCTAAATCCCAGACCTCCATTTGTAATTGCATTTGTATCCAATATTCTTTTTTGGGTGTTCCTGTTAATTTTCTGGAAATAGGATTTTTAACTTCAACTAACCTTCCATATAATGGACTATCTTCTTTAATATTAATACCATCAGGTGAAGCTCTTAAAAATTGGTATTTTTCATGTTTAATGCAACCAAATTCTCCAACTTTAGTATCAAAATCAGATTCATAATGCATTATAGAAAGAGGTTCATATTTATGACCATTATGAAAAGCACTATGTATATTAACAGATTGTTTTTTATTCATATCAATATCTTTACATTTACTGTAAATTAAATTATTTTTGGCAGACTGTGTATCAAGTGCTTTCCATATATCACTTGCAGACAATCCTTGTTTTCTGAATTCAAACCATTCTTTTGTCTGTTGCTCAGGTTGTTCTACATTTTCGTATTTTTTTAATAATTTTTTTATTCTAATTTTATCATTTTTTTGAATAATAGAAGTTCCTGAATAAGACCTAAAACTATTATTTTTATAAAAGTAAATTTCCATAGCATCAAATATATGATGTTCTAAATCAGAAGATAAATTATCAATTATATGACTATAAGCATCCATAATAGTATCATATAAAGTTTCAAAAATAATAGTTTCAAAATCATATTCTTTATATAATTTTATATTTTGATTGAGAAAATCTTCAATAAAATATAATACACTTTCTTTAAATTCGTCAATATCCTGATTAGTAAAATTATTTTCTTCAATAACTAAATTATTTTGAATATCTTTTAATTTTGGAAGGTCATTCCAATGTATATTCATTTCGTAATATATGTATTTATTTGTTTAAATTAGTATCAATTTTATTTTGTTTATTTTTATTTTTGTTTTTGTTTTTATTTTTGTTTCTTTTGATTTTATGTTTTATTTTTTTTGGTGCTAATGATTTAAGAGTTGAAGTTTTTTTTTCTTGACGTTTAAGAGTAAATTTATTGGTAGTTTTATTAAATATTAAGGAAGATATAGATTTAATAGTGTTTGTTTCAATGTCATAGACAACATCTTTTTGTCTTTGTAATTTTTTTCTCTCCAAACATTTTAATAAATAATTTTTTAATTCTTTAATTTGTAATTCATTTAAATTTTTTTCCTTACCATAAGTTGAAGCATATTCAGTAATTTTTTTTAATTTACTTGCTTTACTCAATTTACTCCAAGGTTTATTTTTATTGGATTCTTTTTCATTATTTAAAAAAATTTCTATATTTTCAGTATTAGGAGTAGATTCATATATTTTAGAATTATGATTTAAAAGCATTGTTTGATATTTTATATTTTGTAATTCTTGACATACTTCACTCATATATATATATATTTCGATTTAATTCTATACTATTTTTTATAAGATTAAATAATATATGAAAAAAATTATAATTAATGGAAAACGAAATATAGAGGGTTTATCAGAAAAAAAAATAAAAAAAAGAAAAATAACAGAAAAGATAGAAAATAAAAAGGTATTTAATAAAATATCACAGATTGAATATTTAAACAAATTATTTTTGGAAGAATATTATGATGGAATTGATTTCTTAAAACGAGAAGTGGAGAGAAAAATAAATGGTTATAAAAATCAGGATGTAAAAAAAAAAATTTTAGATGAAAATAAAATCATAAAATATGAAGAATGTTTAGAAAAGTTAGTAATATCTAAATTAAAATGCTATTATTGTAAAAAAGATTGTTTATTAGCTTATGAAAATGTCAGAGAAGAAATGCAATGGACATTAGACAGATTAGATAATTCTATAGGACATAATAAAGATAATGTGGTAATTTGTTGTTTAAAATGTAATTTAAAAAGAAAAACATTAAATGATGAAAAATTTAAATTTACAAAACAAATGCGAATAATTAAAACATTTTAATATTACTTCTATATATAATGAGTGGTTATGTACCCAAAAGAGTTTCAACTACAAGAACAGCAATGGGAACAACGGACCAAACACCAGAGGGTTATGGTTCAGTTATGTTAGGAATGTTAAGTAGTGTAGGTAGATCTTCAAATAATTGGAGAGCAATTAAAAGAAGAAGTTATGTTTCATTAAATCAACAAATTACGAAAAATAAATATAACTTATATCCTATTAGTAAGGTAAATGTATTAAATGGTAAATATATATTTAATGATGGTGTTACTTATGATGAAAATTTAAAATATAATTTATCAGTAGGTAAATATAAATTAACTCATATTCCAAAACAACATCCAATAGCTATATTAAATGATAGCAAAAAATCAATGATATCTTATAATGTAGTTAATAATACACCAATTGTAATAAAAGTTAGTGGAGGAAATACATCAGAAACAAATGGAGATTTTTATGTATTTAAAGATTCTGATGGAAACGATTTAAGAATAGGTAATGGTACATTTAGATTTATGAGAGGGAGAACATACAAATTTGAAGCTGATAATATTGGTACAAATCATCCATTTAAAATATTTATGAGCGGGGCATTTGTAAATAATAACCTTGGAAACAAAAGTGGTATATCAGGTTCAACTAATAGTATTACAATAACCATACCAAACGGTCATAGTACTACAGCAGGAGATATTTATTATCAATGTGGTGTTCACGCTGGAATGAAAAAAAATCTTTCATTACTTTATAAATCAGTATCAGGAACAACTGATGATGCATCTTATGATTTTTACTATGGAGATGTAGATATATCAGTAAATGGTAATTTTAATGAAGTAAGTGTTTTTTGTTATTACCATGGATATATGGGTGGAAATAATATATTTAAGTTTATACATGCAAATAATTTATAAAAGATTCTTGCCATAAATTGCTCTATGTTTAAGATTTTTAATAGATTTCATAAACATAATTTTTTCTTGTTTTTTTTTCCAGTAATCTCTCCATTTTCTTTGAAATTTTTCTATTCCAAAGTGTTTAATACCAAATAATCTATCACGATATAAATAACTTATAGTAATTATACCTAATTCATATTGATATGGACAATTTTCCATCATATCCTCATACCAGGGTATATCTTCCGCTATATTAAATGGTGAATCTTGGTCTTCATATTCTTCGTCATCACTATTATATATAGGTTGGTCATCATAATATAAAAGATTTTTTGTTTTCATTGAATCAATAATTTCCTGTGATTCATCAGCATCGTGTCCATGTCTTTCACTCCATTTTCCAAATACAGCAATTCGTGTTCCAAGAGAAAACCCTTTTACTTCTGGATTAATTCTAAGCGCCATTATATAATTAATATAAGTCAAATATTAATTATATCAATTTTAAACAAAAATAGTTCCAATAAAACATATATATACATTATCAGGCATACTATACATTTTATAGTCAAAATTGATAGATTTTTTAAATGCTTTTTCTTGATAACGAATAGTATTTATTTTATAAAACCATTCTCCACTTTTAACAATAATTAAATTATCATCATCTTTAACTAATTCATCAACAGTGTTTAATCTTGTTATAATGCTTGTAAAAAATATATTATTATAAGGATTATATCCATCAATAAAAAATTGTTCATAATTATCATTAAATTTTCTCATTGCATTGTAATATTGAATATTCATACTTTTAGATTTGAATGAAATTTTATGGGAAATACGCATATACATTTGAGTCATATAATTTTGGATGTTTTGCAATATTTTTACATAATTTATTTACTTTGTTTTCATCATCAATAATATATACAGGTGCTAAAGGTTTCTGTACAGAAAAAATACATTTTAATAAATATTTAGTTGTATTAGTTTTACAAATCATAATACTTTTTGATAAAAAAACATTATTATTATTTTTTTTTCTTTTTTTTAATTTTTTTATAAATTGAATAATTTTTTTAATGTAAGTTGTTAATTTAAATCCTTTACCTTCAGATGAAAAAATAAAAGTATATGGGGTATTTCTTTCATCATACGATTCCCATTTTTGTGTAAATTGATTAAAGGATTCATTATTTATATCATCAAGGTTTAAATTAATTCTGATATATGGAAACATAGTATCATTAAATTCAGCAAACATATATATATATATGTTTTTATTAAGATAGTTGTATTTTTTCTGCAATAATAATTTTATTTTTTTTATATTTATGAAAATATAAATATCCAATAGCTACTTTTCTTCTCCAAACATTTCTATGAATATTCCATTTATTTCTTTGAAATTTCATATATTTTTTATAAATTTGTTTATTAGTATCTAAACCATCAGAGAGCGTTTCGGTCCATATTTTAAATTCTTTTTTTTTCTTTTTATCATTATCAATAGTTTTTTTTAATGCTTTAATTTTTGAAACAATTTCTTTATCTGCATCTATTTTTTTAGAATATCTTACAGCTTCTTTATAATAATTTTCCCACAATCTTTTTTCAGCATATCCTGAGGAATTAGCTTGTTCAAAAGCAATTTTATAATTGATGCCGGTATTTTGACATAAAGGACAAGTATTATGATCAGTTCTAAACCAGTGCATAATACAGTTAGTATGAAATTTATGTCCGCATTCTGGCAATTCATATATATTATCTATTAAATCTTCATGACAAATTACACATTTATCAAAATCTGTAATAGAAACCATTTAATATAATATATTAATGCGTCTTTATTTCAAAAAGATAAAATAATAATTATTTAAATGAATAATAGAAATGAAATGTCCAAATATGTAATAAAAAGATGGGAATCAAAAAACATTGAAAAATATCAAAAAACAGAAAGAAATAAAGAAATAATAGATATGAGAGAAAAGAATATTGAGGAAGAATTGGTTCAACAACACGAAAAAATTCATAATAATAAAAAAGCATTATCAAATCAAAGAATGGCAAGTAGAGATATGATAATTCAAGGTTTAATAAATCCTTATTTATTTGATAATAATTATGTAAATGATATTAATAATCAAGATAAATTTTTAAGACCGAAAGATAGTAATTATAAAGAGAAGATTCAATAACTATTTAAAGATTATTTAAGATAAATGATAATATATGACACATCAATTAACAACACAAAATAGTTTATTATTAAGTAAATTATTAGAATTTTATAAAAAAGACGGAAATATGGAAAAAATTTTACCTATTATCAATGGTGAATCAAATATTTCTTTAAGATTAATAGATTGGTTTGCTACAAATTATTCAAAAAAATATTACACGGTATATCCTTTAAAACAAAAAAATGGCGAAGAAAAAAGATTTAAGGTGTATATTGATTACAAATTAAAATTAAAAGCTTATTCAAAAAGAAGATTTGACCCTTTTTGTAGATGGGAAAGAATAACAATACCTTATGATGGTGATTCTTACATACAAACAACAATTGGTCAATTAAATTTTTTTAGATGGGCTTTAGAAAATAAAATTATAAATTATATTGAACAAAATTTAATTCAAATTAATAATGATATGAATAAACGTAACAGTACTGCAAAAAATAGAAAAGAGAAATCAACTACAAAAACAAGAAAAAAAAGAGAAGAACTATCTATATCTGCGTCTAAAAGTATTAAAAAAGAGCAAGTAGAAATTGTTGTGGATTTTAAGTAAATTAATTTTATATATAAAGTATATATGAAATTATTAATTTTAGGATTAATTGCAATATTATTAGTATTAATCAAAATTTATTTTATAAATAAGGAAGGAATGGTAAATAAAGATAAAATTATAAATGAAGAATCAGATTTAAATAATACTCAAGCAAGAAATTATAATATTTTGGCAAGTGTAACAGGACAAGAAAAAATTAAAGATGGTATTGAATGGGTTAATATTAAAAAAAATAATGATGGAAATGTAAATTTTAAAGCAAAACCATCTGAAAAACAAATACAAAGTACATCAGATGATATAGATATAAGAGTATGTAATGGAATGAATAGTGGTGAAGCAGAAGATGCATGCGGACAGTTAGACCAACCAGGAAATAAATGTGGATATTGTGCGGAAACAAAGAAATTTTCATTTGCAACTTTAGATGGTAAGAATACTGCAGTAGATGTAGATTGTAATCCTCGAAAATGGACAATGGAGGCAGGAAAATGTGCTGAATTGAGAGATAAAGAAATATGTGATGCGGTAGAAACTTGTGGAGATTTATACGGTGAGGCAGAAAAATTATGTGCTTGGTGTCCCACAAAAGGAAAAGCTTTACCAATGAAAAAAGTAGGAGATAAATTAGTAACAAAATACGATACAGATGTTTGTCCAGCGTCAGGAGGGTTTAGTGGTAATTTATTATCAAAAGAAAAATGTGGAGCATTTTTAAAAGAACATCCTTGTATTACACCATATCATGCAACAGGACCACATTCGGGTGCTTGTATGAAAAAATTATGGAATAACGCATGTACTCCCCCAGGTCTTGAAAGGTTAGCTAAACTTGATAATAAAAAAGATGTAAATACATATGTTGATGCTATGGGTAAAGCGTATGGCACAGATGGATTTGCTGGTGTAAAATCTTATTCGGCAATAGGTGAACTTGTACAAGATTTCGAAAAAAGAACAAGATCGACAGATTATAATGTAGCTAAAGATAATAGTATAATATGTTATGGAAAAAGTAATTTAGATCCTTGTGATACATTATATGATAAAAATGGAGTTCCTAATAAAGAATGTTTAAAACAAAAATATTTTGAGGTAGGTTGTACTACTGAAGGAACAGGATATGCAGCATTAAATAGTGGAAATTTAGGAAATCATATAGAAGATGTAAATACATATAATCAAAATCAATTCACAAGAGACCCCAAAACAGGCAATATAACTTATAGAAAAGGAGGAAAATCAATAACTAAAGAAGCATATTTTAAAAATTTAACAAGTTTAGAAAGTTTAACTATAAATGCGGAAGATTATAAAACTCGTAAAATTACATCAAAAATATGTTATGGTAAAGAACCACCACCTCCACCACCAATAAAAAAAGGAGATACAGTAACAGTAAGTGTTCTTGGAAGAAAATATGAAGGTATTGCAGTAGATGCAGGAAATATAGGAGGAGCCCCAAAAGTGCAGGTATTATGGTACCAATATTCCGATTTTGATGGTAAAAATGTTGTAAAGCGTAAATCACAAACAGAAAAAGAAAAAAATGTTTTTGGATGGCCAACTGTTGCACCAATAAAAAGTCTTACAGCACTTAACAGAGGTAATATAATAGGACCTGGTGGGTGGATAAATACTAAAAAATTAAAACTAAAAAAAAGTTGTTCTGATAATAAATCAAGTTGTAATAAAACATGCGAAGATATAATTAGAGAAATATTATTGAAATATCCAAGACCATTAGATTGTGTTCAAAGTAGTTGGGGAGCATGGAGTAGATGTTCAACATATCCAAAAGATTGTGGTGGTGGAGAACAGATAAGCACAAGAACAATAAAATTTCATCCTCAATTTAATGGAAAACAGTGTGGTCCTAATAAAAAAACAAGGCCCTGTAATATGAAACCCTGCTTAAATAAAAACTTTAAACCACCTGATGTATTACCATTACAAAACAATAAAGTGGGTCCTCCATTTCGTGAAAATTTTAAAATAATGGAAGGAATGAATCTTAGAGATGTTAATGACCCATCACATAAAAGTTCAAGAAGTAAATTAGGTAAGTGCCAAGGAGATTGTGATGGAGATAAACAATGTAAGCCAGGATTAAAATGTTTTGAACGAAATGGATACACAAAAGTTCCAGGATGTGAAGGACGAGGAAAAAGAGATTGGGATTATTGTACAGATGCAGATTTAGTTGAAAGTCCGAAACCTAAACCTCCTACTTGGGCAAGAGGAAAGGGAAAAAGAGGAGGTGGATGGAAAGAAACTAAATTTAGAGGACCTCTTACATTTACAAAAGGAGGATATACCTGTCAAAATTGGATGGATAATAGGAAACCCCATCATTCTTCAGTACATATGATTCCAAGAAGATGTGTAACAGGAAGATATTCAAAAACACGTCCTTGCACAAGATGGATGAGTATATGGGGTTGGTGTGGTTCTTCATATTGGCATAGATGGAGGGGAACAAATTGTGGAAAATGGTGGAAACATGCCAGGAAACATGGATTAGGAAATCATAATTATTGTAGAAATCCATATGTTGGTAGACCTCATTCAAATGCTTGGTGTTATACAACAGATAGACGCAAAAGATGGGACAATTGTTAAATTTTATCTTTTTATAATTTAAATGGATAAAATTTATAAAGATTTTGGCTGGGTATTAATTTATATTTGTACTTTTGGATTAAGTGATTTTTATGTAAGAAATTATATAAAAACAAGTAAAGATTTTATTTTGTATTACGTTTTTATAGGATTTTTAGGATTTATGGCAATTTTTAGATAATAAAAAAAATAACATATTAATATAAATATGATTTTTGAAATAATTTTATTTATTACATTTGCTTATTTTATGATGATAGGCTATAAGAAAAATGGTATCAAGGGAATAATGGCAGTTTTAATAACATTTGGTATAATTTATTTAATGAGTATTACAAGTGATTCAATAGTAAGTTATATAATATTATGCGTAGTAATGTATTTTTATTATTCAAATGAAAATATTGAAGACTTTTTTCTGAAAAGTTTAGTTTTATTTTCAACATTATTTTTGGTAGGCTATTGGAGAATGTCAGAGAAAGAAGGTTTAAGTACATCAGCAAGAGGAGGTACAAAAAATATGGGAAAAATGACAGTATTAGAATGTCAAAATTTATGTGAAGCAAATAAAAAATGTAAATATATACAAACACCAGCTGGTTCTTCAACAAGTTATGATAAAGTAGATTGTGTAATAGATATTTTAGGAACAGGACAAGACCCAATAAAAACAGGGAGATTTGATATTTGGAAAAATAAACTTTTTAAGAAACCTAATCCTTGCGATGAGAGTAAAAAGAGATCAAGAGGAAGAGATGGTAAGATAGGTTCTGATTACAGAGGATGTATAAATTGGACAAAAAGAGGAATGCCTTGTCAAAAATGGACATCACAAAGTCCCCATAGACATTCAAGATATCCTTCAAATAGAGCATTCAGAAATAAAGGCTTAGGAAATCACAATTATTGTAGAAATCCAGATGGTGAACCAAGAGGTGTATGGTGTTATACAAATCTTAGAAAAAAACGTTGGGATTATTGTTAAATCCAAGAAAAGCAAGAAGATGGAGATAATAACAAAATAAATAACAAATTTAATATATATAATAAATATATATATGAAAGTTTATCATTTAGGATTAATAATATTAGGAGTAATAATAATATTTACAATAATAAGTTCATATAAGGATATTTCTGTAAATGGATATAGTAACACAGAAGGTTTAACAACAGATATAGAACAAATAAAAAAAAATAGGAAAAAAAGAGTAATAAAAAGTTCCCAATTATGGAAACATAGAATAAACCCAAGAGTTAAGGGAACAGATGGAAGTGATATGAAATTATTAGTGAAAGAAGGATTTAAAGAAGAACAGACAGATTTAAAAGAAAAAAATCCAACGGCAGAAGCAGTAGATAGTGCAGTAAAAGATAATATAGAAAAATGTCAATTGATAAATACATCTGGTGATTGTGGATTATTAGATACAAAAGATTGTGGGTATTGTGTAAGTACAGATACTATAGCAGCAGGAGATGAAAAGAAACCTTTTGTTCATGCTTGTATAACATCAAAATGGAAAAGTGGTGAGCCAGAGGATGGAGAATGGTTGGGACCAAATATGAAAGATAGTAAAGGTAGAGGAGTAGATTATTATTGTCAAAAAAAGAAAGAACAAAAAATATGTGCAAGTCAACCTCAAAATTGTGGTGGTGGTGGAAATGTAAATGGTGTTTTATGTTCATGGTGTCCAGCAACAGGAAAACAGATTCCAGCAAAAAGATCACCAGATGGTGGTTTGGTACCAAAATATGAAGATGATAAATGTGAATGGGTAGATGAATGGAAAAATAAGAAATATCCAACATCAAAAACAAAATTTTTAGGTTGGACTCCAAGTAAAGGTGGTTATCCTAAAAGAGGTAAAATGGGTAGTGATGGTATTATGATACCGGTGGCTGGCAAGGGAGCACCTTTGGACACAGGAGAAGGAGATTGTGACAGAGATGAAGATTGTGGTTTTAATAAAGCAGGAGAGCCTCTAAAATGTGGTCATGATGGAAGAAACTTAAAAAGAGTAGTTGGTGCAGATGGCAAAGAATTAAAACCCAATGCAGGCTATAAAGATTATTGTTATGATCCTAATCAATGGCCATTTAAAGGTTCTTTAATAGAACCAGGTGATTGTGAAAGATTTGGTCAAATGTTTCCTTGTGTTTCAAAAAATATGAATACAGGTCCTCATAGTGATAAATGTTTGCAAGATTTATGGCAAAATTCAGGATGCACAACAAGATTTTCAAATGAACATGTAGGACCGGTACAAAAAACAAATTGGAATTCAACAGGTTATAAAGATACTCAAAATAGTATGAACACTTTAAGAAATGATGCTTTGACATCAAAAATATTCAAAAAAGCTAATGATGAACACAAAAAATGTTTTGGTACAGAATTGAATCCTTGCGATAAAGTAAGAAATTTTACCCCAAGACCAGATGAATGTTCTCAACAATTATATAATTCTACAGGTTGTAATAAAGATGGTAAATTAAATCCAAAAAATATAACAGGAACAACACCTTATGTAACAAGTAATTGGATGCAAGGTCAGAAAGGAGGTTGGTCACAAGATCAATATAAAAATGAATTATTAAAAGTAAAAAGAGATACAAGAGCAGGTATAATTAATCCTGATATGTCTAATTTTGATAATACAGTTGATTCAAGTTTAAAATGTTTTGGATATAAACCAAATATCCCATTTGATAAACCATGTTGGAATGATTTTTCGTTAATAATGAAATGTGTAAAAGGTGTAAAATTAGTAGGTACAAATAGTGATAATAAATCATTATCTTTTGATGGTGCTCCTAATTTACAAAATTTATTAGCAGAAGGAGATAAAAGATATTGGAAAAATAATTATAATTGGGTGAACGGTGGAAAATTAGGCAGATTTTTAATAACAAGAGAATTATATGAAAAAAGATATTTTCCATTTTGGAATTTTATAAAAGTATCAAAGGATTATTGGAAAAATAATTGGTTAGAATTTGGAAATAGATTAACAAAAAGTAGATTTATTTCAAGAGGGGTAGAAAAGGTAAAAGCTCAATGGTTTGGTTGGACACCAACAAATAAATATCCATTGAAAAAAGGAGAAGGAGATTGTGACTCTGATGCAAATTGTGCTCCAGGATTAAAATGTCAACAAAATCCTTCAAGTTTGCCTGGTATAGATAATAATAATGTAATGCATTCAGGTAGAGATTTTTGTTATGACCCATTAGATGAGGAATTAGAAAAAGGAAATATGTTGAAATTTACTCAACAATCAAAAATGAAATCATATGTAGGTATAAGTAATAATAAAGAAGAAGCAGAAAGAAATGGAAATTTTTTCATTAAAAATAATGATTTATATCTAACTAAAAAAACTTTTGAAAATGAAAATTTTCCATATTGGTCATTCTTACATGCAGCAGATGTATTAGGATTTAAATAAATATTTTTTAAATAACTTAATAAAGATAATTTAGTTATTTAAAATATTAAATAAATAAAATGGGTAATACAAAATCGGTAAATAAAGTAAATTTTGAAGATATTCAATATGCAATTAATGAATCAAACAGTTGTTTGATTATAAATACATTAAAAAATAATGAACAATCTTGTTTAATAAAAAAAACAATACCAATTAATATTGAAGAAAAAATAATAAATGAATATTTATCTAACAAACCAAATGTAAATATAATAGTATATGATAAAAATGCAAATGCACCTAATTTAATGAAAAAATATGAACAATTATTAAATTTAGGTTTTATAAATGTATATATTTATCCAGGAGGATTATTTGAATGGTTATTATTACAAGATGTTTATGGAAAAGAAGATTTTCCTACAACGAGTAATGAATTAGACATATTAAAATATAAAGGAAAATCAATGTTCACAACATATTTAATAAAAGATTTGGATTAATAAATAGGCATTCCACTTTGTAATAAATCGTCAATAACTGTATTATTAAATAAATTAACAGATAAATTTTTTATAAAAATTTTTATTGTATCAAACCATCCATTTGGTAAAGAATCAATAAACTCTTCATTACCGTTTAATGTTAAAACCGGGGTATTTTCATTATTTAACCAATTTTCATGATATAAATAACAATTTTGTAAGTAAGACAAAGGTATAGATTCACCTTTTCTATTTCTTTTTATAACTCTTTTTTCACATATTTCAGGATTTGTTTTTACATAAATAATACCAGATATAGGAATATCTTTTACAAATTCATCAAACCATTTATGATAAATATTATATTCTATATCTTCTATTTTATCATCATCATATAACATTTTTGCAAAAATTTCTTTATCAGTAAATACAGATCTTTCGGATATAATTATAACATTTTTGTGTGTTTTCAAAATTTCTTTAATTTTATGTATTCTTGATATATAAGCCATCATTTGAAAAGAAAATGCGTATTTTTTTTGGTTTTCATAATATTTTTCAATTATATTTTTTCCATCTTTATCTTTAATATTCTCCCATTCAGAAACAGGTTCATCTAAAAATATAATTTTTATATTATCTATGTTATGAAATGTATTTTTTAATTTTTTTACTAAAGTAGATTTACCAGATCCAATATTTCCTTCTATAGTGAAAATATAATGCATATCTAATATATTAAATTATTATTGTTTAATACCATTTTACTAAAATTGAAATGATATTAAATAGATTAATATAAGTTAATAATAATGGATTTAACACAGCAGAAACTTACTAAAAGTGAATGGGAATATCTTGAAATCCCAGTAAATATAAAAGAAAAGAAAATTTTAAATTTGATATATAAAGGTTTTGAAAATGTAAATCAAACTTTTAATGAATCAAAAAGTTTATTGGGTTTTATGAAAATAACTGAAAATAGTGATGAAAATTTTCATTTATATTTATATGAAAATTATTTTAAAAAAATTATAAAGAAGATAATAGAAAAAAACAATTTATCCTTTGATGTAAAAAAAATTTTTAAAAATGAAAGAAAAATGAAAAAATTAAAGCAAAAAGATTTTATAAGATTAAAAAATAGTTCAAAAAAAATAGATGATTTAAAGGACTATGTATATGAATTTATATTATTACAAAATATTTCAAGATTCTTTAAAAAAAAATTATGTTCACAAAGTTATTATACATTAACACAATTATTGAAAAATTCTGTATCAGATATAAATAAATATGTTTTAAAATTTACGGAATATATAATTGAAAATTACAAAGATAAAATAAGTAAAGTTGATTTAATAAAAAATGCATTAAATAATATTGAAAAAAATGAAACAGTATTTAAATTTAATGATATGAAATTATATCATCATCAAAAAGAGTTATTTACAGCTTGTAAAAGACTAAATTCAAAGTTAATATTATATCAGGCTCCAACAGGTACAGGAAAAACAATGTCTCCAGTAGGATTAGCAAAAAGAAAAAAGGTAATATTTACTTGTGCAGCAAAACATATTGGATTACAATTAGCCAAAGCTTGTATATCTATGGAAATTCCTATTGCGGTGGCTTTTGGTTGTAAAGATGCCGGAGATATAAGATTGCATTATTTTGCAGCAAAAGATTATGTAAAAAATAGAAGGACAGGTGCAATTTTTAGAGTAGATAATAGTAATGGTGAAAAAGTTCAATTAATAATTACAGATATTCAATCATATTTACCAGCAATGAATTATATGTTAGCATTTAATCTGGAGGAAAATATAATTTGGTATTGGGATGAACCAACTATTACATTAGATTATCAAACTCATGAATTTCATACAATATTACAAAAAAATTGGCAAAATAATGAGATACCAAATGTAGTATTATCATCAGCTACTTTACCAAATATGGATGAAATTTTACCAATGACATCAAGTTTTAAAAAAAAATTCAATACAAATAATGTATCAGAAATAGTAAGTTATGAATGTAAAAAGTCGATACCAATTTTGGATGCGAAAGGTAAAATAGTAATGCCACATTATATTTATGAAAATTATAAAGATTTAAAAAAATGCGCAAGACATATTGAAGAAAATAAAACAATTTTAAGACATATAGACGTTAAAGAGATGGTAAAATTTATTTGTTATGTAAATAAAAAAAAATATATTAATGAAAATTATAATATTGATAATTATTTTGATTCAGTATCAGATATTACAATAATTAATTTAAAAATATATTATTTGAGATTACTATTATTAGTAAAAAAAAATTATAATGAAATTTATACATATTTTCAAGAGAAAAGAAAGAAAATGTATGAATCTGTAATTAAAATAACTACAGCTGATGCTTATACATTAACAGACGGTCCAACAATTTTCTTAACAGAAAATGTGGAAAAGATGTCAATGTTTTATTTGAAAGCTTCAAATATTCCAATGAAAGAATTAGATAATATAATGACAATAATGAATAGAAATGAAAGATATATGTTAGAATTGGAAAAAGTAGAAAAAGATGAAGTACATAGAAAAGATAAATTAGGTTCTGAACAATTAGATAAAGATAAATCAAATATAAAAAGTTCAACAGACTATAAAGCAGAAGAAGAATATAGAAGAAAAGTAATTGAATTAAAAAGTAAAATTAATAGAATTGAATTAGCAAAAAAATATGTTCCAAACAGTAAATTTCACATTAAACAGTGGGCAATAGATAAAGATACGAGTAATGTATTTACAAGTGATATAGATGACAAAACAGTATCAGAAATTATGTATTTAAATATTAATAAAGAATGGAAAGTTTTATTACTAATGGGTATAGGTGTATTTGTAAAACATCCTGATAAAAAATATATGGATATAATGAAAAAATTAGCATCAGAACAAAAGTTATATTTAATAATAGCTTCTTCTGATTATATTTATGGAACAAATTATCAGTTTTGTCATGGATATTTAAGTAAAGATTTAAATAATATGACACAAGAAAAAATGATTCAAGCATTTGGTCGTGTTGGTAGAAGTAGTAGCCAAAGTAATTATACATTGAGAATTAGAAACGATGAATTAATTTTAAAATTATATACAAAAGATAATAATAAACCAGAAGTTAAAAATATGAATAAATTATTTGGATAAATTTCAATATAATTTCCAATTATCTTTAAAATTTAATCTTTTTTTTTTATCAGTTGTCCAATTTACTTTTTTTGGACATTTTTCACAATTTTTACATATTTTCTTATTTTTTATTAAATTAATTTTTTTAAAATTTTCCTTAATAAGTATTTGTGCAAATTTAGCAGACATAATAATATATATTAATGTAATAAATATTATTTTAAATCAATTTATTTTATCGTAGGCGAAGTACTAAATGAAGCGTTGCTTCTTTCTGGATGTTGTAGTCCGAGAGTGTACGTCCGTCCTCGAGCTGCTTGCCGGCAAAGATGAGACGTTGTTGGTCAGGGGGAATGCCTTCTTTATCCTGAATCTTGGATTTAACATTTTCAATAGTATCAGAAGGTTCAACATCTAAAGTGATAGTTTTTCCAGTGAGTGTCTTAACGAAAATCTGCATAATATAATATGAATAGTAGGTATTTATTTAAATAGTTTAATAAATTAAAAAAGCTTCATTTGTTTTCTGTAAATAAACATAATACCGGCAATGATTAATCCAATACCAGTCATCATATCAGTAGTAATTTTTTCACCGAGTAAAACAACAGAGAAAATAGCATTAAATATAAGTAACGCAGATTCAGCTATAGGTGTAACAAATGATGCATCATATTTTTCTAAAAGATAGTAATTAGCCATAATAGCAATCATAGCGATAACACTAACAATACCACCCCAAATAACAACATCTTTTAAAAATAATTTACTATTTTTTTTGTATTTTTTTGGAAAACCGTTAAAATAATAATGTTGTATTAAAAAGGGAATAGCAATAATTCCACTTATAAAATATCTTAGAAAAGTAAAATAATAATGACCTAAATTATCTACGGCACCTTTTTCTAAAATAGGTTTTAATGCCCATCCCCCACCATTCAAAGCAAATAAAAAGATATCTTTCATATAGTATATGTAGTGATAATTATAAAATATTATAAAATAAATTTTATAATTTAATAAGTAAGAAAAATATATTAAGCTTAGTTGGAGTAAGCGAGACCTCCCATACCACTCATGACACGAAGGACATTGTAGTTAGTGGCATAGACACGGACCTTGGCGGTCTGTGTTCCACCGATGGCGGCAGCAGAGACAACAAGCTGAAGAGTAGCGTTATCAATGCGGGAGAAGTTGCAAGTTCCAGATGGCTGGTGCTCCTCGGGGCGGAGGGCGAATGAGTAAACATTGATACCAGTGTCTGGGTTGCGTGTGTGGTGCTGGTAAGGCTGGACGAGATCGAAGTAGGTACCTTCGCGCTCAGAGAAGCGGTCCTGTCCGTTAAGCTGAAGCTTAGCGGTAACAACAGGGTTCTCACCCCAGCAGTGCATGTTAAGGGCAGTCTCGGCAAGAACGAAAACACCGGCATCAGAGACACCGTTGCTTGTTCCATTAAGAGGAGCTTGAGCAGATAATGCGCCACGGTCGGCTAGGTCGGAGGTAGAACCGGCGCTGGCGGCAGAGACATCAAAGACGTGCTGGTCAGTGAAAAGACCGTTGGTAATAGTATCGGAAGTCTGCTCGAGAGATCCATAGGCAAGGACGGAGTTAGGAAGAGCATCAATGGCATCGGTGTAGTTGAAAGGCTGGGCACCGAGAGCCTTGTGCATAGTCTTACCTCCGATGAAGGAGTCACAGTAAGCGACGTGCATGTCAGGCTGAACAACCCAGACAAGCTCCTTGCAAGGATGATTGAAGTTGAGCTTAATCTTGTTGGAAGATGAACCGATGGACTCATCACCAGTGAATTGAAGCTGCTCAATGAGGTACTCGTGGGGGTTCTGTGCCATGCGTCTGCGCTCGTCGGTGTCAAGGAAGACGTAATCGACGTAGAGAGAAGCGGCTACGAGTGACTTAGCGTAAGAGTTAGTGGTCTTCTGTGATGTGGCGCCACCGTCAAGCTGTGTGACAGCGAAAAGGCACTCATCGAGAGGACGGAGCTCAATGTTGATCTTGACCTCGTGGTACTGGAGGGCAATAAGAGGAAGGGCAAGTCCTGGGTTGCGGCAGAACCAGAACTGAAGAGGAACGTAAAGAGTTGTCTCAGGAAGAGCCTTGCGAGGGGCGCAGACAGCCTCAGGGACAGAGGCGGCACCGCAAGCAGTTGCGACATCAGCGAAGGCTGGGTCGGTAAGGTAGGTAAGCTGAGTGGTCTGTCCGACCATCTTGTGGTATCCAGCCTCCTGCTCACTTGTAAGTGTAAGCTGGTTCCAGATGTGCATCCAGTCACCGTACTGACGGTCGATGCGCTGTCCACCAATCTCAACCTCAACCATTGAGATCATCTGCTCTCCAGGGCAGTCAAGCCAGCGGGCATAGTTGCCACCGGAAGCATTGTCATCCTGGTTGATTTCAGGGAGTGTAACCTGAAGGTATGTTCTGTAGGCAAGGTCACCATTTCTGGAGACAGTGCACTGGACACGGCGTCCGAAATCGGCCTGTCCGTTGAAAGTCTGCTCAATTGATTCCATAGCAAAGTTAGTGTGTCTGCGGTAGGTGACCTTCCAGAAAGTAATCTGAGGGTTACCTGTAAGATAGACGTCTTGTGCGCCGTAAGCTACGAGTTGCATTAATCCACCACCCATGGTTATACTATTGCTAAAGAAAAAAAAATTTTCATAAATTAATTAAATTAATTAATTAATTTATAATATTATGTAATTTTATTTATGTCTAAATTATCAATCATAAAGCGTTTAAGGTAAGTATCTAAAAAAACTTCTTTCTTTCCTTCGTGATTCTTAGTAAATATATATGCATTTTTCTTTTTTTTTACTGTCCAACCTTTATCTAAAGCATTGTAAATTAATATCATTTTTTGTAATAATATACAATCTATTTTCTTATTTGTTTCTATATTTATATCTACATCTACATCTACATCCATATATATGATTTTAAGAAAAACATACTAAAATTATTACGGATTAATATTTTTATTTGTTTTAAATTTAAAAATAAAAATTAAGTATATTATAAAATAATATAATTATGCCTAATTTCAAACCAAAGGCTAATAAAAAAATTAAAGTTAATAAAAAATCTACTATTACATTAGATAATAAACATAATCAAAAAATGAATGAATTTAAAATTATTCAAGAAAAAACAATACCAAATTTACTAAAAAAAAAGAAATTGTTAAAAAAAAAATTAAAAAAATTAACAAATATTGAAGAAATTTTAAATATTAAAGATGAAATTAAAGATATAAAAAAACAAATATCTAAATTAAAAGGAAAAAAAGATGACTATTTATTAGAAAATTCAGAAATTATATTTGATTATTTTGAAAAAAAGAAAAAAACAAGTGAAGGTATTGATATAAATAAAAAAAAAATTTTACATTCATTTTTTAATCCTAATAAAAAAACAAATATTAATAAAGTAACTGAAACAACAAATATTAATAAATATCTTACAAATTTAGATGAAAAACATTTAAATATTAGTAATTATATAGTTAATTATGAGATTTGTGAAAAATGTGGAGGAGAATGGATTCAAGTAGAATATAAAGGACTTGTAATATGTAATGGTTGTGGGAGACAAAAACAATTTTTGGTTGAACATGAAAAACCATCGTATAAAGAACCTCCTAAAGAAGTTTGTTTTTATGCTTATAAAAGAATTAATCATTTTCGAGAAATTTTGGCTCAATTTCAAGCAAAAGAAACTACACAAATTCCAGAACAAGTTATAACTGATATTAAAGAACAAATAAAAAAAGAAAGGATTACGCTAAAGCAAATGACAAATAAAAAAGCTAAAGATATTTTGAAAAAATTAGGTTATAATAAATATTATGAGCATATTCCATTTATAAAAGATAAATTAGGTATTAGACCACCTATTATGTCTCCTGAATTAGAAGATAAATTATGTAATTTATTTATGGAAATCCAAAAACCTTATGCTAAACATTGTCCTGATGATAGAGTTAATTTCTTAAATTATTATTACGTTCTTTATAAAATGTGTGAATTATTGGATGAAAAAACATTTTTACCTTTTTTTCCTATGTTAAAAGATCCTGTTAAGAGAATTGAACAAGATGAAATTTGGAAAAAAATATGTAAAGAATTACAATGGGAATTTGTTCCAACTATTTAAATAGTATATAATTATATGAAAAATATATATTTTCCAAAAGAAATTTGGATATTAATTTATGAATTTGAAGGTTTAGCATATAAATATATAAAAAATGTTAAACAAGAATTAGATATTTTATCATGTAATTGTATTTGTAAAATGAACGGTGAAGGTGAATATTTTGGACATAAATATAATAAAACTTCAAATGTTTGTCCTATTCATTGGGAAATATGGCAAAATTCTGTTTACTGTCTAAAAAATAATCCTATGAAACGTAAAACTATATGGTTATCTAACGGAGTATGGAGTTGGAATGATTGTTATATACCTATTTGGCTTATAAACTTAAGAAAACAAATAAATAATAAAAATTAATATTTTATAAGTAAAATATTAATTAAATGTATTTACATACGGGGAAAGCCTACAAGATTAGCGCCAATACCGAATCCGGCACCACTTCTTGCAGATACAGCCATAGCTGGGACGTATGTATCAAGGATTGAGAAAGTAGCAGCAGCTGTAAGTGCAATAAGTGCTACTTCATCAAGGTTAAGAGATTTCTTGGGGATGGCATAGGCGGCAAGAGCAACCATAACACCCTCAACAAGATATTTTACGGCTCTACGGACAAGTTCGCCTAAATCTATCATCTGTGCTAATTTTTGAAGCATTTATAAATAATAAAAAGAAAAAAATATATATTATAAATTAAAACTTAAAAATGAAATTAGTTAAAATAATATAATATGTCAAAAGAATCTTGTGTACATAGATTAAATCCTGATGGAAGTGAAAATACTAAGTATGTTGATTTACTTGAAGAGGATAAGCCTATATCCGGTCAAAAATTTGTTTGTGTTAGTTTTGTTAGTCCAGAAAATATTTTAAAACAAAAAAATCATTTTTTTTTCCAGGAATTCCTAAAACACTATGATTTTTCCAAAAGTGTTCAAAAATTTTCACAATTTTTAAATTTTTTGAGTTATAAATATGAAATTAGTTTTGATGATATAATGGCAGATTTTCAAGAGTATATGAAAAGTGAGAAAGAAACCTTAACTGAAAATCATGTGTCTGATGAATATAAAAATTTCTTAGATGCAAATGAAGATAGATTAAATGACGAATTTAATAAAGAATACAATTTTCAAACAAGCACGCGTGGATTAAAAATTAGAGGTACTTACTCTACACAAGAAGAAGCAGAATTAAGATGTAAATTATTAAGAGAAGTTGATCCTAATCACAATGTTTATGTTGGTCCTGTAGGAATGTGGATGCCTTGGGAACCTGAAGCTTATAAGACAGGAAGAGTTGAATATTTGGAAGATGAATTAAATCAGTTAATGAGTGAGAAAAATAAAAATGAAGCCGCAGCTAAACAAGAATTTGAAAAGCGTGTAGTTGATGCAAAACGTAAAGCTATTGAAGAAAATAAAAAGATGGCTAAGAAAACCGGTAATAAATTAACACAAAATATTAATAAAGATGGTCAATTAGTGGGAGTGAATAATACTATTGAAAATGCATTTGATAATAAAAGTGAAGTAACTTCTGCTGATATTCGTAAAGAATTATTTGAAGGAGATTCAGTTAAACGCGGTTCAGCCGTTCAAGATGCTATTGATAGAGGATTAATTAAATCTAAAGAAAATATTAAAATCTCTGAGAAAAAAGATTAATTTTTAATAATTTTATATTTAATTATTAAAAATTTACCATTTACTTTTTTTTACATTAATTGTTGGTCCTTTTTTGGCAGAATTAGGATCAAAGTCCATTCCATCATCATCATCAGAATCTAATCCTTTTGACATTTCCCAAAATTCTTTTGAACCTAATTTAAAATCTCTATGAGCACTTGCTTTATACCAAAAAATTTGGTCTACTAATTTATTTGACTTTGCATTATTTGCAACAACCAAACATTCATAATTTTCAGTACATTGATCCATTACTTGACAAAAACTTTCAAATGTTGGAAACATACCTGCAAAATTTTCAAAAATTCTTTTACGATTAGACACATAAGGCTCTCTTAAAATAAATGTATAATCAATATTTGTTCTTAAATTAGGTGGAACTCCTAAAGGATATTGCATTGTTATAATCAACATAACTTTCCAATGTCTTCCATTCATAAAAAGCAATCTCATTAATTTATCTCTTGCCCATGTATTATCATATAAGCAATCATCTAATATTACAAAAGTTCTTGGGTCAATATTAGATCTACCATATGCTTCTTTTTCTTTTTTTACTTGTTTCATTACTATTTTTTGTCTTTTTAATATATTTTCAATTATTGCTGTATTGTATTCATCATGAATAAATAATTTAGGAACTAATTTACCATAAAATCCATTTCCTGCTTCTGTCCCTGATATTACTGTACCTATTGGAATATCTTGATGATAATATAATAAATCTCTTACTAAAAAACTTTTACCTGTATCTCGTCTTCCAATTAATACAATCACAGGACCTTTGTTTTCATTAGGCTTAAATGATATTGATTTCATATCAAACTTTTTTAATTCTAAATTCATATACTTAAATATTTGACTTATTTTTTAAATTTTTTTACGCAAAAATTACTTTAAATGAAATAAAAAATGTATATATAAAGTTTAATGTTTGACATCTTTTATAAAAAAAATGATAATAATGTTTTATTTAAACATTTAGAAAAAAATGATTTTTCTAATCTTCAAAATTACAATCCTTTATATTCTATTTATTTTTCATTAGATGAACATAATTATAATACTATTAATTTAAACCATAGATATAGCATTCATCAAATTAAAAACAAAAATTCAAATAATGAATATGTAATAGAATGTATTGATTCTAAGACAAATACTAAACAAAAATTTAATTCATTTTTTAAATTTTCTCCACTATTAGACCCTATTAAATTTATGGTTGGAAAGTATAAACATATTGATAAACAAATTATTAGTTCTTTGCCAAGAATAGCATCTAATACGTGTTGTAAAAAAGTTTTAGATACAAATAATTCTGCTTATGTCGATAGTTTTTTTTCTTATTTATCATCTAAATTATTAAACAATGTTGGTTTTATTCATGGATTTAATTTTTTTGGTTCTTTTTTAACTATTCAAAACCAATTTAAATTAAACATATATGATGATTTAGATTATTTGTATGATTCAGATTTTTTTCATAAAAATAAAAATGAATTATTTCAAGTTGATGATATAGATGAAGATAGATTATTAGATAGTGATACAAGAAATTATAGAAAAAAAATAAAATTAGATAAAAATAGTGATTCTATTGATATTACTTGTGATACTATTGATAATAATATATTTGAAGGAATGTTTCAAGAATTAACTACCAAAAATTTAAAATTACATAATTCTTCAATAGAAGAAGAATATTCTATGAATAAAGTAAATTCTAAAGAAAAAAGTGCAAAAAAAACTAATTCTACTTGTTCTTCTCGTTCTTCAAATACTGATATTAATAATAATTCAGAAAGCTGTGATAATAGCAGTGATGATTTAATTGAAAGTTTATCAAATTCTCAAATTTCCGATTATTCTACTATGAATAGTGATGAAATTATTAATGGAACTATATTTAATTTTCCAGTACAAATGATATGTATGGAAAAATTAGATAATACATTAGATTCATTATTAGATGATGATGAAAATGAACTTAAAAACAAAGAATGGAAATCTTGTTTATTTCAAATTATTATGATTTTAATAACATATCAAAAAGTATTTAATTTTACACATAATGATTTACATACAAATAATATTATGTTTGTTAAAACTGATAAAACTTTTATTAATTATAAATATAATAATGTTTATTATAAAATTCCTACATATGGAAAATTATATAAAATTATAGATTTCGGTAGAGCTATATATTCTTTTAAGGGAAAAACTATCTGCAGTGATAGTTATCATCCAAAGGGAGACGCTGCTACTCAATATAATTTTGAACCATATTTTAATGATAAAAAACCCAGACTTGAACCTAATAAAAGTTTTGATTTATGTCGATTAGCCTGTTCGCTTTTTGATTATTTTATAGAAGATATCAAAGAACAAAAAACTACCAAAAATCCTATTGCAAAATTAATTATTGAATGGACTAAAGATGATAAAGGAAGAAATATACTATATAAAAATAATGGAGAAGAAAGATATCCTGAATTTAAATTATATAAAATGATTGTTAGAACTGTTCATAATCATTTACCCGAAAATCAATTATCTAATCCCTTATTTCATAATTTTATTTCTTCCAAGAAAAAAATTAAAAAACAAAAAGTTATTAATATTGATAAAATGGAATCAATGATTTAGTTTAAAAATCATTATTTTTATATTAATATATTTAAAATGAATATATTAATTACTGGGGGAAGCGGATTCATTGGAAGTCATCTAATTAAAAAACTTTTAAAAATTTATACTGATATTCAAATTTTTTCTATTGATAATTATTTATCTGGTAGTAAAAATAATGAAATTAATGATGAAAGAGTTACGTATATTAACAATTCTTCTATGAACATTAATAATATACCAATACTTAATCAAATAAAATTTGATATATTGTATCATTTGGGTGAATATTCCAGAATTTCTACCAGTTTTCAAGAACCTAATATTGTTTTTGAGAATAATTTAACAGGAACATATCAAGTTTTAGAATTTTGTAGAAAAAATAATTGTAAATTAGTTTATTCTGGTTCAAGTTCCATTTTTGGTAATAATATGAAGGATCAACATCATTCTCCTTATTCTTGGTCTAAAGCTAAAAATATAGAATTAATCAAAAATTACAATAAATGGTATAATTTACAATTTATAATTGTTTATTTTTCAAATGTTTATGGTGCTGGACAAATTAGTGAAGGAAAATATGCTACTGTTATAGGTATTTTTGAAAATTTATACAAAAAAAATAAAAAATTAACTGTTGTTAAACCTGGTACACAAAAAAGAGATTTTACTCATATTGATGATACAATTGATGGTATATTAAAAGCTTCTATTGGTTACTATGGTGATGGTTTTGTTATTAGAACAGGTACTCAATATTCTATATTAGATGTTGCTAAAATGTTTAAAACTGATTTTGTTTTGATTGATGAACAAAGAGGTAATAGAACGCAATCTTCAGGAAGTATGGAAAATATGAAAAAATTGGGATGGAAATCTAAAATTAATTTAAAAGATTATATTGATAATATTATAAATTAAAAATCTGGATTATTTGTAAAAACTTGTGGAACTTTTGACATTAATTTTTCTCCTCCTAATTGTTCCATTACAAAATTACCTAACAATACACTTAAATATACTAATAAGGTATCTCTTACCAAAAGCTTTAATGGTTTATTTTCTTTTAATATTAATCTCATTTCAATAAACCTAAATATCAAATAAGCTGAAGCTACTGCTACACCAGTAACAAATGATGAATTTCCCATTTATATAATTATTTATAAATATTTATATAAATTGACGCATTATCCAAGAACTTCAATATCATCTAAAATTGGGTCCGGTTTCAAACTCATTTTTTTATTTAAATTATGAACATCTATTTTATCTAATTCTAAAGTTGCATCATCAAAAATTTTTAATCTTTCTTCATCATCATCATCTTCATCATCATACGCAGCTTCCTCTGCTTTACGTTTCTCATTATTTTCTTTTGCTATCTTTTCCAATCTTTCTAAAGTTTTTGGTGCTTCAATCTCTGATGATTTATTTGTACCCATATCTAATACTGAATCCTTATCATTAAATTTCAGTCTATTCACTACTTCTTCCTCATTCTTTTTTACTGGAACTGCTTTTACTACCGGTACATCTTTTTTTACTAATTCTTCTTTTCTTTCTTTTGATATCGGCGTTTCAATTACTAAGTTTATGTTATGTTCTTTTGGTGTCTCTTCTTTTTTTGTTTTATCAATTATTCCTGCTTCCTCTACCACTTTTTCTGGAGCACTTTCTAATTTTGGTTTCTCTAATTCCATTGTATCTTGATTCTTTGTTACTCCATTTTCTTCCATTTTATTTTCTAATTTTTCTGCTTCAACTGCTTCCTCTTCCATTGCTTTCTTTACTGCCTCATCTACTGTCTTTTCTATTGTTTCCTCTATTACTTCTTCATCTACTGTCTCATCTATGTATGCTCTCAATATCTTTTCTACTGGCATATTTTCTCTTATTACCTGTAATATAGATTCCTGACACATTAATTCTGCCTCTCTCATATTTTTTTGATAATTTAATGGTAAAATATCTTTCTCAAATAAATATACATTACTATATAATTTTCGAGCATATGCTATATAACATTTATGAACAAATGTTGTTAATTTTGGAATATCTATGTCTATCTTTTTTTGTTTTTGAGATACTCTAATACTTGTTAAAATTTTTAATTGTGTTATATGAACACATGTTAATAAATCTTCTAAATAATCACATCTACTTTTTTCTATTATTCGTTTTGTTTCTATATCAATTATTGTTTCGTTCCATTTTGGAACACGCGAAAGAAAATTTTGAAATGTCATTAAATATTTTTCCTCTTCATCATTATCTAAACATAACTTTATTGCTTCATCAAATATTGATTTTATACCCTCTAACATTAATGGAGTCATTATTGTTACTAAACGTGACGAATATTCACTTTTTGCCTCTGATAACACATTCACATTATAATCATCCATTTACATTTCTAATATATTTTCTAAATTTAATTTTTTCCGCATAAAATATAAATTTAATATTCCAAAAATAAATAATTTCTCATTTCTATATTCACTTCTAATTTTATCAAAATAAATTAAATATAAATATTTATCTTTCCTTATTTTATCATTTTCAATTATTTCTATTAAATCTAATCCACTATAACCTTTATCATATAATTTCTCTACAAAATCTATACGTTTTTTTATTGTGTTGTAATTTGATTTTTTATTTATTTGTTTTTGAAGCCAGCTTTTTCTTTTTAATAGAAAAGAGTGCTTTATTATTTCTTTTTTATTATATTCGTGGAAACTTATTTTTTCCCCATTAATTGTTGGATAAGGTATAAAAATATTACAAAAACGAGATAATATTGGTTTTAATAATCTATTTTCATTTTCTACTAAAATAAAAAAACGTGTTGTATGACTGAATTGTTCTATACATCTTCTTAACGCTGATTGTGCATCTATTGTTAATTTATCCGCATTAAAAAGAACTATACTTTTAAATAAATTATTATTTTTATTATGTATATTTGTTTTTGCAAAAAATTTTAAATCATCTCTAATAAATCTTATTCCTTTACTATGAGCACAATTCACATACATTACATATTGATTTATCTTTTGTTTGTCACTATTATAAATTTTTTGAATAAAATTATTCATTATTGTTCGTTTTCCGCTACCTGATGGTCCATAAAATATAATATGAGGAATTTTGCTTTCTTTTATAAAATAATCTAATTTCTCATAAATTTTTGGATGAACATTCAAAGACATTTAATAATTATAATTAAATTATCTCTAACTATAATTATTTAAAAAATATTTATCTTTTTCTTCTTGTTTTTCTTTTTCTCATCTTTCTTCTTTTTTTTGTTTTTCTTCTGCCTTTTCTTTTTGTTTTTCTTCTGCGTTTTCTTCTGCGTTTTCTTGTTTTTCCGCCCATAAAATCATCCATATTTTCTCGCATTCTATCTGTTAGTGATGTTCTTTTCTTGGTGGTGGAAGCACCAGCACCTGTATCACTGTAATCATCAATTTTACCGAGTTTTGGTCTCATCGTATCTTTATGCGCATCTTCAAAATCCAAAGGCGCAAGTATTGCATCAGTTATTTTGGGTTTATATACAGCATCCATATCCCATCTTCCATCAGGTCGTCTGGGTCTTGGTGGTCCTTTCTTACGTGTTTTTTTTTTACGATTATTTCTACGTTTTATACGGGCAAACTTCTCTGCCTCTTTCCTCCATCGTTCTCGTTCTTCTTCCAGTTCTTCTGGGGTCATATTATCGGCATTCTTACTTTGTCCATAATATGTGTGTTCATTCTTTTTTTTCGTACCAAATAAAAAAGACATAATTATATATTATCTAAATATAATTATCTGCGTCTTTTGGTTTTTCTTCTTCTTTTGCGAGATTTTCTACGCGATTTTCTTTTTTTATTTCTGCGTGTTTTTCTTCTGCGTTTTCTTCTTCCACCAACTATATCTGATTGAGATTGAGTACATTCGTCTCTTTTTTTTACAATTAAATCTAACTTTTCGTCTATACTCATTTTTGACTTCCTAAGTGCTTCAATAAATTTATTTTCACATTTAAGATAAATTTCTGCTATTCTATCAAACTCAATAGCTTTATCTCCTGCATTCATTCTCATTCTTTGATTAGCTGCCAAACTTCTTCTACGGGGAGGTGCTCTGCGAGGAGGTGCTCTGCGAGGAGTTATTGGTCTATTATCCAGAGGAAGGGTATAGTCCATATCGTCAGCGAGGACTGGTTGAATGCGCGATTCATCATTTTTTGATCTAAATAAATCTGTTACAAAACTCATTATATATTATCTAAATATAAAATAATGAGTACCTTAAAAATATCTATTTTAGAATCGATATATTTAATTTATATGTTTTTATTTTTTAAAACAAATATAGATTTCAATGTATTTGATACACCAAAAGGTTGGTGGTTTGAACATTTAATTGGTGATTATTATGGATTAAGAATATGTCCATTTGGAAGAGTAGCAATATTTGCATTAATATTTGTATTATTAATAAGACATTTTATCAAAATTCCGAAATTATATATAAAAATAAGTTTAATTATTTCATTTATACTTTCATTAATGAATATGAACGCTGTAGTTTATTTAATTCCAATATGGTTATTAGAATATAAAAATCTTTAGATATTATATATGAGTTTAAATAATTTTGTAGATGTTTCTCCTGAACTTGAAAAATATCCACAATTCAATAAAAGATTTAAGAATTTAAGAAAATTATGGGGTATAACTGAAGATTTTTTTAAAAAAGAACTATCTAAAACAACATTTGTAGTAGGAAGTGGAAAAAGTGGAATGAAAATGTGGTTTTCTAAAACAAAATATTTTTTTGTAAAAGAAATGAATAAAGGTGACAGACATTCATTAAAAGAATTAATGGATAAATATACTAAATATATGTGTAAAAATAAAAATACATTATTACCTAAATTTTATGGTATTTATAAAAAAGATGGAATAGTATATGTAATACAACGCAATTTAAATCCCTATAGTAGTGGTACGTGGATATTTGATTTAAAAGGTTCTCATAGAAGAAGAACTGTAAAAAATCAGACAATAGAACAAATTGGTAAAGATAATAATTTTGGAGAATCAAAAATTTATATCAATAATGCAAATAAAATTAAAAAACAAATGAAAAAAGACAGTAAATTTTTAAGTGATAATAATTTGATGGATTACTCTTTGCTATTATGTATGAGAAATAAAGCAGTAAAAGAAAAAGATTGGAAAATGTGGGGAAAAGGTAAATTTTGTTGTGATATAAAAGGACCAGGACCTTCAAACAAAACACCAATAAATTTAAATATGGGTATTATAGATATTTTGCAAAAATATAATACGAGTAAATTTATTGAAAGTTTATTTAAAACAAAGCAACATTTATTGGACAGAGCTCAATCAGAAGTATCAGCAGTAAATAGTAAAGCTTATAAAAAACGTTTTGATGAGTTTATGGATGAAATTATAAAACCAAAACATAAAAAAACCAGAAAACGTAGAAACTTAAAAAAAAGAACTACAAGAAAAAAAAAATAATAATAATGTATATATGGCATATTTTCATGGAGCATATTTGGAAAAAGATATGAAAGGATTGCAAAAAAAGATTGATGAAGAAAATATAAAAAATCATAAGGACAGAATAAGAAGAAAATATCAAACTGTTTATAGACCAGTAAAAACATTTAAGGGAAGAGCTTTAACTGATGAAGAACTGTATGAATATATGAGAAATGTAAAAGAATTTTATGCAAAAAAAGCTCTTCGTGAAGCGGAAAGAAGAGGTGATGAATTTAAATTACCAGAATCAGAACATTCGTTTCAAAAAGAAAGAGCCGAAAAAAAATTTGTGAAAAAAAGAGACAGACCTACAACTTATACACTTAAAGCAGACGAAAAATTACTAAGTAATAGAAAAAAAAGAGGTCCATCTGGTAAAATTTTAACAAATAAACGAGATTATAGGGAAACTCTGAAAAGGAAAAACGATAATTATTTTAGAGGTGGAAAAACGAGAAAACGAAAAAGAAAACGTAGAAGAAAAACGAATCGTAAAAAACATAGAAAAAAAAGAAAAACAAGAAAGAAAAGATAATAATTTTATTAAATAATAAATAAAATTATTTAAGCCCAACTTTGAAGTGATTGAGTATAGGGGTTATTATTGAAAGCGGAAACCATATCAGGATTATTTCTTTGACAATCAATTGCTCTTTCTCTGGTATATTTACCAGACATTTCGCCATGAGTTTGCATTGTGGGTGCGGCTTTTGGCATATTGTTGTATAATTGATTAGGTTTGGTGGCAGTATTAGAAAAAGTAGTAATATTTTGAGCTCTGGAACCGAGACTGTGATTACCGATATTATATCTATCAACTTTACTGACAACTTCTTTATTAGGATTGGTTCTTCTGCGATATTCGGAGTCATAAGTTCTGGGTTTTGTAGTTCCTGGAGCACCGGCAGCATTAGGAATGTATGAATAACTTGTGTTGTCTCTGTTTTGTGGAACAGGTCTTTGTTTAGAATTCAAATATCCATTAGTTTCATCTCTTCCGCCCATAAGTAAATGTTTAGTATTTTCAGTTTGTTCTCTGATTGTAGGAGCTGGAGTATCATTAGGATTCCATACTGGTCTTTCGTGATTTCCATTGATACCTTGAACATTACCCATAGGTCTCATATTACCGACAACATTTTGTTTTCTGGTTGGTCTAAGTAAATCAAGAATTGGAGCAGTTAAAGCACTTACAATAGAACTTGCACCAAGAAGTTTGGTTCTCTCACTTGTGAAAGTTCTGGCATTAGGTCTGGATTTATGACCTGATTTTCCATAATCTTTATTAGTAGGTTGCCAAGCTCCTTGTTTATCAGCAACACCGATATTCTCAGATCCTAATTGTTGTTTATGAGATTGCCTAAATTTACCAGGTTGATATGTACCTTCGGATTCTCTATCAGCAGCATTTCCAAAATATTCTCTCGTAGTAGTAGTTCTATTTTCTGGATGTAAAATAACTTTACTTCTATTAGTTTGGGCTTTTTCAATACCAGTAGTAGTAAACCATCTGGAAGCACCATGTTCAAATGAAGTATCTGGTCTATTTTTACTAAGTTGTGGTTCAGTTGCAATGGATTGTTGTTGCTGACCCTTTTGGAATGCACCTAATATTTGACCCGCGTAAGTAACTTTAGGGTTAGTAGAAACTCTTAATTGGTCAACTGTTTTGGGTAATGTTTTTTGGTTTCTTAATGGCATACCGGCATTGAATCCTCCAGTACCTTCACTTGAAAATCCTTTTCCTAAACCTGGTCCAACTTGTATTTCTTTCCAAGGTTTTACATTATTCATTTTATTAGTAATATTAGCAGAATATCTATCTCTTACCTGGTCAGTATAAACAGGAGTTCCATATACATGAGACATATTTGCTTCAGGTTTAAATAAAGGAGAAATTCCTTCTTTTTTATTTTGTTGGCTACCAGCACCAGTATAAAGATCAAGAACACTTTCATATCCTTTTTCACCAGTACTTTGAGTTATTTTTGAGCCAAAAAAAGGCACCATATTATTATGTTCAAAATTAGATGCAGTAATAGTATTTCCAGTTAGGGATTGAATTTCTCCAACTTTATTTTCATTATTTTCTAAAGCTTTTTTATATCCGGTAGGTTGATAAAGATTTTCATTTTTATTTTTATATCCTTGATAAGTTTGTACATTTGTTTCATTTAATAAATCTTCTCGATTTTCCTTAGGATAATTAATAATAGGAGGTTTAACATAGTTATTTATTTTTGATTTAAATGTTTCTTTTCTATTATTTTTATTTGATATTATATACATGCCTCCTAATACAGCAATTGGTATAGCAATTTCAGCCATTTATATATAAGTAATATATATTTTAAAACTTGAAATATATATTTAATTATTATTTAAACAAGGTATTTTTGGGACAAAATTATCTCTTTCTAAAAGTCTTGTATTTAAATTATTATGAAATCTTAAACAAGTATTTTCTTGAGGATTAAAAAATAATGGATATTCTCTATTTTGTGGTAATGCTCTGTATTGCCAAGCAGGATGTGTTGCTCTTGATTCGTCAGTTAAAGCATCTTTGCAAATAGGATATTCATTTTTTTGTGAAATAGGAACACCGGAAAATGGAAAATTTTTATTTTTACAATATTTATTTAATCTTCGTGTAGTACCTTTTAAATCACTATCTATATCAATAGCTGAACCATTAATAACAGAATGTAAATTAGCTCCCCATTTTTGCATTCTTATTTGAGGATCGTTAAAAAAACAAGGATTAGAGCCATTACCTGGAACATTCATAATATATCTACCAGGACCTGTAGATTCTTGTAATTTTTTTATTGTTCTGCTTTCATCATAATTAAATCTTGTAAATGCCATTTATATTAATAATATATATTATTATTTAAAAAATCAATAATAATTAAAATATAAATGAAAAATCCTACAATTTGCTTAAATATGATAGTTAAGGATGAAGCCGATATAATAATTGGAACACTCCAAAATTTAACAGAAAAAATAAATTTTTCTTATTGGGTTATTTGTGATACAGGTTCAAGTGATAACACAGCAGATTTGATAAAAAATTTTTTTAAAGATAAAAACATAGACGGTGAATTACATCATATTCCTTGGCAAGATTTTGCCTATAATAGAACAGAGGCACTAAAATTAGCAAAAGGTAAAACAGACTTTGTTTTAATTTTTGATGCAGACGATAGAATAGAAGGAACTATTAATTTATCAAATTTAGAGAAGGGTTCTGGATATCATTTACAATTTGGAACAGGTGTATCTTGGAAAAGATTATGTTTGGTAGATAATCATTTAAATTGGTTTTATTCGGGTGTAATGCATGAAATAATAGGTTGTAAAGATCCTAAGGTGGAAAGAGCATTACCAGGCGATTACTATGTAAATACAAATGTAGTAGTAAGTGCAAGAAACAAAAAAGGTCAAGGAAAATTCTTAGAAGATGCCAAAATATTAGCAAAAGCTTGGGAAAAAAAAGATATTTTACAACCAAGATATGCTTTTTATGCTGGTGAATGTTATAGATTTTCAGGGAAAGAAAATTGGGATGAATCTATGAAATGGTATACTTTATCAGCAAATGGTGAAAAAACTTGGGAACAAGAAAGATATTGGAGTTGTTATCAATTAGGTAATATGTACAGTGACAGAGGAGAAGATGAAAAAGCATGGTATTGGTGGTTTAGGTCATATGAATTCGATAGACAAAGACAAGAAGCTTTTTATGAATTGATTAAACGATGTAGAGAACAAAATAAATTTCAAATGGGATATAAATTATATAAAATGTTAGAACCTATGAAAGAACAAGATAAACCTCATAAATTATTTATTATAAATCATATTTATGAACACTCATTATATTCTGAAATGTTTATTATTAATCATTATGTTCAAAAAATGGAAGAATCTGATGCTTTATTAAAAAAATTATTTATGGCAAATCAACCCTTACCTTTATATATTCATATGACTAATCATAATTTACAATTTTATGTTCCAAATATTAAAAAAGATAATTATGAATTTTGCGTAAAATTTTTAAGATATTCAAAGAAATTTGATGTTCCTGAACAATTAAAAAATAATATACTTAAAATATTTGATATATAAATAAATATAATGGACTCAATGAATATTCTTATTTATGGAGGAAAAGGTTGGATTGGACAACAATTTGTAGATATTCTTAAAAAACAAAATATTTGTCACGTATTATCAGAAACTCGTGTAAATAATTATAAGGATATTTATGAAGATTTATTAGATTATGATCCTACGCATGTAATCTCTTTTATTGGTAGAACTCATGGAACACATAATGGTAAATATTTTTCTACTATTGATTATTTACAACAACCCGGTAAATTAAAAGAAAATATAAATGATAATTTATATGGTCCTATAATTATTGCGGAAGCTTGTAAAAATTACAGTAAAGAAAATAGATTTGTTCATTATAGTTATATTGGAACTGGTTGCATATTTAAATATGATAATGAGCATGAATTTGAAAAAGAAGAAAACGGTTTTAAAGAAAGTGATAAACCTAATTTTTTTGGTTCTAATTATTCAATTATGAAAGGAACAACTGATAAGTTGATGCATTTAATATATAACAATAGTTGTTTAAATTTACGTATAAGAATGCCTATAACGGATAATGATAATCCAAGAAATTTTATTACAAAAATAACAAATTATGAAAAAATTTGCTCAATAAAAAATTCTATGTCTGTTTTACCTGAATTATTACCAATAATGTTAGATTTAATGAAAAAACAAACATTAGGTACATTTAATTTAACAAATCCTGGTTTAATAAGTCATAATGAAATTTTAGAATTATATAAAGAAATTGTAGATAATAATTTTAAATGGAAAAATTTTACTGTAGAAGAACAAGCAAAAATTTTAGAAAGTGATAGAAGTAATAATTATTTGGATACAACACGCTTAGAACGTTTATATCCAAATGTAAAAAATATTAAAGATTCAGTAAGAGATATCTTAAAAAATTACAAATTATAAACTAAATAATATAATTTTATAATTTATATTATTTGATATTTAATTACTTAATTTTAGTATTTTATAAAATATAAAAAGTCCATAAAAATTCTTAGATACTAAATCCAATAAATTATAACTTATATTTTTTTGTTTTATTGGTAATAATGCAGCAACTCCGTACAAACTCCATACACTTAATAAAAATGTAAATATTTGTTTTCCTAATTTAGATTTTTGAGCAAAATCTGTATAAATCAAATTAAAAGATTTATAGAAAAAGAAAAATCCTACAGGAGTTGTTATATATTTTGAAATTATATTTTTTTCACCTATATATCCTGATATTAACATCATAAAATTGTAAAATGAAATAACTAATATTTCTGTTTTATAATTTTTTATAAAATCCCAAAATTTTACTGGTTCTTCTTCTAATTTATCTTCAACTCTTTTTTCTTCATATTTCATAAACATTATTGTTGTTAATAACATTATTGGGGTAGTTATCATCCAATCTATATATCTTCGAGGTGTCATCATTGGTAATTTTACACTGGCATATGCTATCCATACATAAAAAGATAATTCTACAAATTGAACTAATGTTTCTAATCCTAATATTCCCCTTAAAATATTATGTTTTTCATCAAGTGTAATAAATAACCCATATAAGGTTATAATACCTGTTATTAATTGTACTAACAATGAAAATTTTACTGTATTTTTTACTGTTAATTTCATTATATATATATAAAGTATATTAAAATGAAATACTTATAAATATAAATGCAAAAATCTATATTTGGTTGGATTGCTTCAAGTATTACTTTGATTTATAAATTACCACAAATTTATAAATTATATAAAACTAAAAAATCGGATGATTTAAGTTTATTTTCATTACTTATTCAATGTTTTGGTTATATATTTTATATTATACATGGTAATACCTTAAATGATTTACCTATTATGTTTATGGGGGGTGGAGCTTTACTTGAAACTTTAATAATTGTTATTCTATATTTTTATTATAAAGGTAATATTACAACCCCTCCTATAGATAATACAAATAATTCATAAATTTTATATTTTTTATAATATTTTTCAACTCCCTAAAAAATTATTTGGAGAGATATTTTACTTTATCTTTTCTTCACAATATTTTTTCATTATTTCATAAATATAAAAACTTGAAGCATTAACAATTATTGCTCTAAAAGCACAAGCAGAATATCCACCCCATAATTTTTTTTGATTCATTGCTTGTTTTACACTAATATTTTGTGCAATTTGCCTACTTCTAATTACATCTAAAGGATATGTTAGGGTCCAATTTATTAATCCTGCTAAACCACCTGATAACAAAATACTACATTTTTTTTCATCTTTAAAATAATAATAAGATCCAAAATAACTACCCATTGCTAATACTTCTCTATTGAAAGTCATAATACTTCCATAATAAGGTTTTTTAAATATTGATAAATTTATTGGTTTTTTTACTTGTTCATTTATTTTAAATATATCAAAAAAATAAACAGATGGCGTAACAATAATTCCTCCTATCATACCTGAAATAAAATTATTATTAGTATATTTTAAAGAAGTTTGATAAATAGGAAAAACTGTGCAATTAAATATTGCACCTGATATCAAAGGCGACCTCCATCCATAATAATATTGTTTTAGCGGTAATCCTATCCATTTTTGTTTATTTTGTATTAATACTTTTATTGTATCAAAAGGATGTCCTATTATTGTTTGTGATATTCCAACAAAAAAAGAAGGAATTAATTCGTTCATCAATATACTTTATATTAATTAAATTTTAAATTATTATTTTAATTAAAATAAATCAACCATTATAAATAATTTTATTATCAATGAAATATATATGTATAACAAAATAACAAATATATTAAAAGAACAAATAAATCATACAGATACATTATATTGGGCATTAGGTATTAGTAATATTATGGTTATATTTTTTTATGGTTGGTATAGATGTAAATATATAAAAAATCATAAAGATATATTAGAATTTAGTTTATGGAAAAAATCAAATAAAATAGGAATAGATGGTTGGAGTTTAAGTCATTATTTAGCTTTCTTGGTATATGGATTTTTATATCCAAATACTTTTATTTTAACAAATTCGTTAGGAATATTATGGGAATTATTTGAATATTGGGTAGGAACTGCAAAACCTAAAATATTATCAGGATTAGGATTTTGTAATCCGGCACATTCTGGTAATAAACAAAAAATATGGTGGTATGGAAAACCATCTGATTTTATAGTGAATGCTTTGGGATTTATAACAGGAAATAAATTAAATAAATTTTTTATGTAAATATATTATATAATGTTTCAATTGAAAGCATTTTTTAATCAAAACAAATTTTTGCCAACACATTTACTTGTTATAGTTGCATTTTCATTAATATATATGATGATGGCACCTTCTCACGGAACAGATGAAGATAAAGAAAATTATTCAAATTTTGCAGATACTTTATATTATACAACAATTACTCATTTCACTATTGGTTTTGGAGATGTTACCCCAAAATCTAAATTATTAAGAGCCTTGACTATGTTACAAGTTGTATTAGCATTTTCTCTAATGAATTTATAATTTTTTTATTTTTTTTAGCAAAGTAAAAGTAAAATTTCTCTCCAAATAATATTTTATAAAATAATTTTCAACAGAAATATTTTAATTAAAATATTATTTAAACATAAAATATGTGAATATCTATAAAATGAGCAAATACCCTTTTGTATATTTTTTAAGAACAGCAAAATATAGTGGGATAGATAATTTTATAGAACAAAATAGAGAAAAATTGGAATGTACTGTAGAAATAATTGGAGAAAATGATTTAGATAAATTAAATAATTTATTTGATACAAGTAAATATCATATATTGGTAACATTTGGTGAAAGTGATAAAGAATATATTCCTATGATAATGCCAAGATTAGTAGATAGAATGCGAAATAGATGGTTTCATAGAAGAACAATAGATAATTTGGGAGATTTTAATAAAAATGTAAATTGTTGTTATACATTTAATGCTATAATGAATAGAGAAGATGTTAGACCTAAATTTTCAATATTTACAACTTGTTATAATTCTTATGAAAAAATATATAGAGCATATGAAGGTTTAAAAAATCAGTTACTAAGGGATTGGGAATGGGTTATATTAGATGATTCTCCCGAGGATGAACATTTCACCTTTTTAAAAAATTTATCTAAAAAAGACAAAAGAATTCGTTTATACAATAGAGATGGAAACAGTGGTAGTATCGGACATGTAAAAAATGAAGCTGTTTCATTATGTAGAGGTAAATACGTATTAGAGTTAGACCATGATGATATTATTTTACCCGATTTATTAAAAGATAGCTTCGAAGTATTTGAATCAGATAAGGAAATAGGATTTGTTTTTACTGATTTTGCTAATGTATATGAAGATTGGAGAAATTTTAATTATGGAGAGCATTTAGGTAAAGGTAATGTTTGTTATTATAAACATAAATATGACGGTAAATGGATAGATGTATGTTCTTGTCCAGGAATAAATAATATTACTACAAGTCATTTAATTTGTTTACCTAATCACCCCAGAATGTGGAGAAGAAAGGTTTTATTAGAATTAGGTAATTATAGTGAATTTTTACCAATTTGCGATGATTTTGAAATTTTATTAAGAACAATGTGTCATACTAAAGTTGCAAAAATACATAAATTGGGATATATTCAGTTTATGAATGATAATAATAATAACTTTTCATTAATTCGTAATGGTGAAATTAATAGATTAGGTCCATTTTGGATTAGACCTATGTTTTATGAAATGTATAAAGTAAATGATTTATTTAAACAAAGAGGCGCATATGAAGATGAAAAATATATTGAAAAAGATATGACACAAATATGGAAACGAAAAGACTATGAACACAAAGTTTGTAGTGTTGTTTCTAATCCTAATTATGATAAACAATATTGTTTGTTAGGATTAGATGCTTTAAATGATAAAAGAATCAACGGATTATATAAAAATTCAAGAAATGATTTTATGCTATTATCAAATAAAATATCCAGTGATGATTTGGTAAAAGAATTAGAAAAGAGAGGATATGATAGAATGAAATGTTTTGGATTATCGGAAGGAACTACTGATAGTGAAATGGTAAGATATTTTGAGTTGATTTGCAAATATACTGAGAATTATGAATTGATTGGTGAATATGAAAAAGAAGAGGAACCTGAACTATCTTTTGAAGTAAATGGTAATAGTATAAGTGAAATAGGTAGAATATCTAATTATAAAGAAGTAGAAGAATACCATGAACCTATTAATAATGGAGGATTGACATTTAGTTTGAACACTAATCCAGAAACTATATCTACTGAAAAAAGAGAACTGGATAGCAGATTTAGTATTATAAATAAGTTTTCAAAATTATATAATTTTAAAGATTATCTTGAAATAGGTGTTGAATATGGTCAAACTTTTGAAAATATACAAATGCAAAATAAAGTTGGTGTAGATCCTGACCCAAAAACACCTGATCCCAGAATTGTAAAAAAAACCAGTGATGAATTTTTTATAGATAATACTGAAAAATATGATGTTATATTTATAGATGGAATGCATCAATCTGAATATGTATTAAGAGATTTTAATAATTCAGTTAAATGTTTAAATAAGGGTGGATTAATATTTTTAGATGATGTATTACCTATAAATGAAAGAGAACAACACAAAGTTCCTATTAAACATGCTTATGAAAATGGTATTTTAAAGTATAGAGAACCCTGGACCGGTGATGTATGGAAGTTTGTTTATTACTTGCTTAAAAATAATAGTGATAAATTAAATTATAGAATATTTACTCATCCAAATTATAGAGGAGTATTAAAATTAGAAGTAAAGGATAATATTGAAATCTCTCCAACTATGATAGAAGAAATAGAAAAATTTGATTACAATACTGATTTTAATCAATATAAACAATTATTAATGGTTAATTAAATAATAATATAATTAAAAAATTATTATTTAACAAAATTCTCTTTCAGTAGAAAAGAAAAAAACTTGGAATAATCTACCATCTCCTGGATTTGAACCAAAATAATCCATACTACTATGAAAATGATGAGCATTAAAAAGTACTAATCTATTAAATACATTTCCTATTTGATCAATTAAATCCCATTTTGTAAAATCAGTTGTTGCATTATTAATTTTTTCTTCATTATTTCTAATTTTTTGTTCAAAATCAAATCTTGTTCCATCTTCAAATCTATATAAACCAGTTCCACCACTTGGAGGAGCATTTGGAGTTAAATAAAGAACTCCTGCCCAATTATTCCAACTATCTACATGAAACCATGACCTATCACGAGATGTTGTAAGTTGAAAAGCACCATTATAATTTTTATCATGTTTTTCCATAGGAAACATCGTTATTTTTCCACCAAATGGTCTAACATATCTTTGAATAATATCTCGTAATTCAGGAGTAGCAAAACTTACGGTTCTGGGACCTGGATAATTTCCTCTTATTCTAAAATCTTGCTGTAATACTTGCATTCTTGTTTGCATTGGATTATTATAAAAATTATCAATTATAATTGCTGTACAAGATGGTGGATGTTCTGAAGTATTTACTATATTTTTCCTGACTGTTAAATCCGGTTCAGGAATAGGCAAATCCTTATCTCCTTTTCCAATATATTTTTTAAATCTACTTAAATCTGGTTGTGACATTTCATTATTGTTACTATTTTTGTTTTTGTTTTTTTTCTTTTTTGAACTCATATATTTATAGAAATTAATTAAGTTTTAAATTAGTTTCTATATTAATTTAATTATAATCCGCCCGCATTTAATCTTGCTTCTATCGCATCTAATCTTGCTTTCAAGGTCACATTTTCTGCTTCTAATGCTGCTATTTTTGCTTCAGCTGCCGCTAATTTTGTTTTTTCTTCTTGTTGTATTTTATCTATTTCTTGTGTTGCCGAGAAATTTAAAGCAAATAGTTTTTGTTTATCCAACGCATGAAAATCCTCTACTTTTTTACCATAACAATATACATAATTATATGATGTATCAAAAGAAAAAGTATTGTCACTATTACCAGTAACCTCCTTCATTTTTTCATTATCATTACCAGATATGTCATTAATAACAAAAAATCTATATGTTATTCCACTTACATCTTGTAAATCATTTGAAGACATTATATTTCCATTCCAAGATGTTTGAATTATCTTCGTTTCATCCGGTATAAAATCACATATTAGATTTACAGCTTCAGGTACATGTTCTTTTACTTGTTGAGCTATAAATCCCAAAACTCTATCATCTCCTTTTTCTATTTTATCTTTATAATTATACCAACAACAAGATATATCTCTTAACTTATTTAATGCTGTATTATCACTTACATCTACTATATTTTCTTTTATTCTTTCGTCACTTGCTCCAACATAACCATATCTTGAAAAAATACCATAGTCTGTCCAAATGCTTGTGGCAGAAATGCCTGACGACCAACCAGAAGAACCACCACCAAAGGACGAGCTCCCCGTCCCAGGTCGGGCGTAACTTCTAATCCAAACGCCATTAGCAATATAACTGGACTGACCCATTGCAATATGTAAAGGAGCTCCAGGTGTGGTTGTTCCAATACCAACATATCCTTGATCGTTAATACACATTCTTTCATTTGTTCCCGTAGCACCTGAATTATTTGAAGTGTGAAAGGCTAAATAAGAATGATATTCACTTGTGCTTGATGATTCATAACAACCTGCAACAATTCTTGCTGCTTCACCAGGTAGTGTCTGTCCAGAATTTTGCGCAGTAAATAAAATAGAACAACCACCTTCGCGGTATGAACCACCAAAATCAGTACTATAGGTAGTTTCTAAATGGAGCAAATCTTCAATATCATTAGTTGGCTCATCTGCTACAGTTTTTGCTAAGTGTAATAGATTTTCGGGTGAACTTGTGCCGATGCCCAAATTACCACCGTCTTTATGAATGTAACTTTTTGGGTTGCCGGAACCGCTTAAAAATGTTCGTGCATTACCATCAGACGCCACATAAAGTCCCCAACCGGAACCAGTCCCAGATATAAAGCTTGCTGCGCCATCGGTGTATCCTATGCCATACATATTGTTCAAGTCGGCGTCATTCGGTTTATAATTCCACCCTATTGTGTATATAGGATTTGATTTGCTCCCGTTGCTACCTATATTATTGTAGCTTCCACATAATGCACCGTTATTATGAGCACTACGACCTATCCAACCATTCACTTCTAATATCTCTGTGGGCGTATCTGTGCCGATGCCCACGTTGCCATTGCCCAAAATCATCATTCTATTAGTTTCTGCTGTTTTAAATAATAGGAAATCTTCACTGTGTAAATATATTTTTCCATCTTCTCGCATCAATATATTGTAATGTTGGTGGTTACTATCCATATAAGAATTATGTCCCATAGTGAGAGCCGTCCAATTTGATCCGTTTTGTCTAATTTTTAATTCTTGAATAATGGCTTCATTATCACTTGTTACAGTATTTGTTCCGCCAACAGCGTGATAAACATCAAATTTAGCTCTGGGATCACTCCTGCCGATACCCACGTTGCCATCATATGTAATTCGCATTTTTTCTGTTGGATCTGTAGTGCCTCCTGTGTCATCAGCTGTACCAAAAATAATATCACTGTTATCTCCGACTCCCGCACCAACTGTAACAGAACCAATATAAGCATCTACTGTACTTGAATTTCTATAACCAAATCCTATCAATCTTTTTACACCACTGGGATAACTGGAAGGGTCACCATATTCACCATCTCCAATTTGTAAATAATAATCTGCAATGTCGGTACCATCAGCCGCGCGAACCTGATTACTCGATTTTCTAATTACTATTTGTCCCTCTACATCTAAAGCTGATTCAGGCTCAGTATGTCCGATAGCCACGAAGCCATTACTTTTTATCCTCATTTTACTATCAGAAATTGTAACATGAGGTCCCGAACTATCGTTACCCCATGAGGACGAGCTGTAAATACAAAAATCTAAATGAGCGTTTCCTGTGTCTCCGTCAGCTGTAGTAAATATACCAGTCTGCTTTCGACGATTTGAAGAATTATAACCGCACCCAAAATAAAGTACTGCTGACCTGTTAGAGGCTGTTGTGGAATCACTTCTTATACTAATAGACGCTTCACCATCTGTTTTTAATACTTCTAATTGATCACCGGGCGAACTTGTGCCGATGCCCAAACGACCTAAATTTGGATTGAATGCAAATAGATGGTTTGCTGAATATTTAAAAGTCGCTTTT